TACTTAGAATGAACTGTAATATCGTCCCAATGTAACCACCTAGTACGAATGAAGTAGGGAAGAGCATAAAGCTCCCCCCACTCACTCATTAACCCGGTTGTAATTATTACATGAGGACTGTGCAATGCGATGTGTCTGTCACAATCTACTGAAGAACCAAACCTATGAATTTCAAAATCGTGACATTCCCATAACCCGGTGTCGAGTGTCTCTGGGTCTTCGAATTGCTGGTTGCTGTAAATAAAAACTACGGGTTTATTTGGCATAAAAAAATCGTTTTAATCGTTCTTTGAAAGAAACCTTTTTGAAGATATCATGCATGTGATTCCCCCGAACTCCAAACTCATCAGTCCCTATACTATAGGATGGTGTATCTGAAGGAGGATCAGTTCCTGCTATATAAGTGGCTCCAACAGAATGCCTCACTTCTGCAATACCTCCTTTATAAGTAAGATCTTGGAACTCTCTTGTTTTTTTAAACGTTGAAGGATAGGGAACATTGACTCCCAATGTAGACATATTATGAAGCGAATACCCATCTTGTTGTCCAGGACCACCTTGAGAGCCACTTAAAGCATCTCCATAAGGATAGTATTTCCCATTCTTATAGTATCTACTATCTCCTTGAGGCCCTTCCATTACTTTTCAGGTGTTGATGGGTACTTCTCGGAAATAAAAGCAAGTATCTTTGCTACATCCTTAATAGAGAAACTATCTCCAAGTTCACTTGCTCCATCATAAAGCATGACAACAAGTTCAGCAGTTGGGGTGTTCATCTGAAGACCTCCCATGGCAAGAGCCATACGAAAGACTTCTATAAATTCTGGTGTGATTTTGTTACTCATGGTATTTCAATATTAAATACTCCCTGGTTAAGAGAATATTGGATTTCATCAGTAGGAGAGGTCTGGGTATACCAGGGATAAGGGTCACTAAAAGGCGTATTAAAAGGCTGAGTACCTCTAACTCCTGGAGAATAATAAGGGAATATAGGGACGACGTAGGGATTCGTCCAGTTATTGATGATAGTATGAGTCTCCAAGGAGAACTCCCTCCAGAGATTATCTGGAAGGAGCCTTCTTAGAGTTTCCATAAACTCACCAACATTTACAGACTCATCAAGTTTGATGGTCTTAGCGACTGTGTCGAGTTGGATCTTCATGACTATACCTCAACGATGGCAATTTCTGGCCAGTTCTTACGAACCTGTACCAATTCAGCATCGACTTTCTCATCGACAGCTTTCAGGATCTCTTCGTTGAGAACTGGAGATACCAGGCAGCAAGTCATGTCGTCTGGGTTGAAGTAGATCTCTACCTCGATCAGCTGACGTTTCCCGCCTTTGAAGATAGGAACCAGGAGATTGAATTTCTCTGGAACGTTGGTCTTCACAACTTGTTCTACCAAGTGTCTGCGGTCTCCGCGGTTTCCTTCGAGTTTCTCAACTTCTTTATCCACCTTTGCTTTGAATCCCATCAGTTGAGTGATGAGTTCCATGGCAACCTGTTTGTTCTCGAACCAGAAACGATTCATCTTAAAGAACTCGGCCATTTGGAATGCCGTCCTGTATTTGGATGAGTTGATTCCGAAAGTAGCCAGGATAGGATGTACAGTCAGGCCACCGCGAACTTCAGTGGTAGAATAGTTTGTCTCATCGAGAATGAGATTGATAGCCATACCCTCCCTGTCTACCAGGATATGGGTTCTTTTGAGATCATGGGTTGCTGCTCTCTTGGTGAGCCATTCAACGACAGTCCCGATAGCACCGGTGATGTCGATATTCCTTGGTTCACGAATAATAGAGGCTGCGCCTTCTCTAATTTCCAGTACTTGAGTCCCTGGACCGACTTGGATCAGATTTTGTTTTTCTGACATAATTGTGTGGTTTTAAAAGGTTACGGAATCGGATTTTGGAAGATCGGGTAGTTTAACGGTATGCCGAGCTTGCCATAGTTTCATTTTTTCTGCATGTTGGAATACCATCTCAGCCATCTTGGGATCTCCATGATTTCTGAGTAAGGCATTGGCCCATATTTCAAGTAGTTCGGGAGCAAGTATGTCTTGTCCCCTTAGCAAGAATACAGGTTCGTCGTTGGGAATTTTATTCTCAGGATCCTGAATCCTATCATAATCTTTACGTGCGTGTAACATAATTACTATTTAAGTTGAGCTGTTTGACGGAACTGGATGGTCTTCTGCATCTCGTCAGGACGCATAGGTCTATTATGGACCAGGATTCCTTCTGAATTATAGTAAGCGATCTGATGGGCTTCATCATCACGATAGAGATAGCACTGTTCTTTTACGAACTCAGACTTTGTCCGAATCTTGTCAAGGAGTGCTCCCAGGGTAGCTTTAGGTTCTTTGGACATTTCCTTAAACCTATCAGTTACCTGTTTCTTCTGTTGTTCGATCTCATCAAGGGTGATAGAGATCTCTGAAAGCTGATCTTTCATTGATATTAGTTCTTCGTATGTAAAGGATCGGGAATATCCGAATACCTCTACTCCGTCGCAGTTATTGCGAATGTAATCCAGTCTCCCTTCTTCAGGGATGTTTTGAGCAATTGCTTGTTCAACCATTATGATCGTCTGTTAAATGTTAAGTCTTCGTCAGTAATCCAATTATAGTACCCAAGCTTGTCTTCAGTAGGTTTGACAAAATCCGGGAATTTATCGTAGAGTTCTTTAATATAGAGGTAGTCTCCTGCATACTCATTTTCGTTGTAACGTAATCCTTGGGCATGATGACGAGAGACTAGGAATGTTCCAGTATCACATCTACCAAAGACAGGAACTATATCTACAAACAAACGTAATCCTCCATCTCTATATGCCTGGTTGAAGACAATAGTCTTTGGGTAGTAATCATTGAGAATACGGGATAGCAAATCAAAGTCTTCATGAGGAATAGTATCATCATCAAGTTGATAAATATAGTGAGGTTCTAAAATAGTCTTCTCAATATATTCTAAAGCTACATTACGAAGAGAGTGGCCTACGAAGCTCTTGGTGATGTCTGGACGTAAGATATGGAGTCTTGAATCGGTAGGAAGATTAGAGATAATTCTTTCTGCAGCAAAATATTCGGGTGCAGCCTTGTCAAGAATGATTACCCATTCCCAATCAAGTCCTCTCATGTTCTCAAGTTCGTTGCAGATAAGGGGTAGATTAAATACCCGAGAACATGGTGTTACGAATATCAGTTTCATACTTTATCCTCCACTTCATAGTGCCCTTCTTTCCACTCAATTTTGAGATCAGAATAATCAAGAAGACAATCAAGTTTTTTGGTGAGGATATTAATCTCCTCTCCCTGCTTATTCATGAGTTCAACAGATTTCCTAAGCAGAACATTGTTTTCATTGACCATAGTCTTATAGGCCTCAACATCTCCTACTAATCTGTTGATATGATTCTGAGCAGAAGAAATAGTATCCCGATCTACTTCCTGTTTCTTCTCAAGTAATTCGAGTCTTTGAAGAATAGTTCCTTTATAGGAAGGATATCCTTGGAAACTTATATACTGACCTTGAAGATCTTTTACATGAGTTCCAATTATGCAAACTCTATCGTGATTGATTTCGTCAAGAATAGAGGTTACTCTTGTTCGAATTTCATCAACAAAAGGCTTTCCATTTAGAGGAGCCTCCTCTGCTAAAATCCCAAGTACTGTCCTTAACTGTTGATCTTTCATAATCCACAATTTGAAATATAATTATACTGGTTTTTATCGAACTCATGATCATAGACAAACCGGTTGTTCTCGGTCTTGTAATGATACAAGAGATAATCATAGTGCGCAAAGATTCCATTGAAAGCATAATAAGCTTTCATTGGGCCATTGGTAACTCTGAACGTAGCTTGGTTTTCTGAAGCTCCCCAGGTAGTCGAGTCTTTGGTCTCAGCCACTCCAATTCTATCTTCCCGGACAAGCGGGTAGATATCATAGGAAGCGCGAAGATTCATAAGATGAGGATTATTCCAGAAGGTAGGGTTCAAGCGAATGCATCTCATTCCATCAAAGTAAACATCTCTTGGTTCAGGAGCGAAAGTATATTCCTGGCGTTTATCATGCCAGAAATGCTTCTTGGCGTCAAAGATGTCTACATAGCGTCTGAAATATACGATGTCTATGTTCTTCTCCATCATCTGATCGACGGCAGAATTTAGCCAAGTGTCTTTTACTCCAGTGAGCTTGCTTGGCAGACACACCCAGTCATCTTCCAGGAATAGATACGGAAGAGGAGTATTCAGATCAAAAGACCCTGAATTAAAGTCATAAGACATCTTTATGATGTGATTCCTGATCCAGTCCATAGCTGGGCCTATTCCAATGTTGTTGGGATCGAGAACGACATAGAATCGCTTATCCAAGTCTTCTAACTCTCTGAGGTAGCGCATTGAGTCAGGACTGGGATTATTTCCATAGATGATCCATTTCCAATTCAGATAGGAGAGATCGGTATTCTCCATAAAAGACTGAATGGTTTCATTGAGATACTGCCAGCGATCTCCATAAGTTACCGTCCCAATAAATAGCTCTTTATTTTGCATACTCAGCAGCATTTATTCCTGGAGGAAGTTTTAGACCTGTCTGGTCATCAATCTTGGCTCCATGCATTTTTTTGATTGTATTGATGGCAGTTTTCCAGACATCTTTGCGGTTCTTTCTTGCTTCAGAAGTCCACACGATCTCTACTCCATTCATAATGGAGGCCATGTATTGTTTTCCAGTTCTCTTGATTACTATTGTATACATAATTATTGGGTGTTAAATGCTAACTTTAGCATGTCATGTAAAATACGTACCTCTTCCTTGGTCATTACAACCTCTACCTCTTCTTCTTTTCCTGATGTAGAAATGATAAGACGATAAGCTGGTTGGTACATTTCGTTCTCCTCCACGGAGACTTCGATAATATGATCCTCTACCTTGAGTAGAGATGAAACTTTTGTGCTCATTCTGGGATTGTTCCTTCTGTAAATTTAAGTTGCTGTTCTAGTGGTAGTGTGAATAGGGTCTTGGAATGTAGATGCTTTACAACTGCTTCCAAGTTAAGAGCATGTCTGAAATTGTATCTCTGAAGCTGTTCGGCGTAAGAGTTATCTGAATACCAGAAAGAATGAGATTCATCAAGTCCTCCAATGATATCCCAGATGATTCTGCGAGCTACAATAAACCATCCACATATCTGTCTCCTAATAGTAAACCCCTCATCTGTTGCTGGACGATTTTCTAAAGGATACTGCTTATCATGACATTTAGGATCGTAACAACACCAGGAACTTATCCCGAGAAGATCACTTGCATAGATGATGTGAGACATGAAATCATTCTCTGCACGAATGTCATTATTGGCCCAGACAACCCATTCAGCTGACCCCATCCTGGTCCCTTCGTTCATGTACCGATTGTAGTTAAATTCTCCTACTTGAAGATACGTAGTAGCTCTAAAATATCCAGCATATTGTCCTAATTCAGGGCATACAAAAACAACAGTCTGTCCGCTAGGAGCTATGCCGAACTGCTTCTCAAATACTGTGACATTAAAGACAATACCGGAGCAATTGCTTGCATGAATACTGTCAATGGCGTTTTGTGTCATTTGTCTTAGTTCTAGAGTCTTACCATCACTAAGCATTACTACGTCTACTATCATAATGGAAGATCTTCTTCTTCAGAAATTATAATTGCTTCATCAGACACAATTTCGTCATACCCTTCATTAGGAGCAACATCATCATGAGGCAAGGAATAGCATATTTTAAGATCGTGAGGAATAAAATCCTGGTACCGTAGTCTGAATGATTCTGCTTCGTCACTATTGACAAATTGGATAATATCAAAGATTTCTCGAACATCCACCCTGCCGATATGGAAGTGGTGTCCATCATGTCCTTGTATCGAAAAGGCCTGGAATCCTAATTTATCAGAGAATTGGTGTATTTCTGCGTTAAAAAGAGTCCCCGGTGCTATCTTTCGATACTGGGTAATAAAAATTATTTGTGCTGTCATACTTTTAGATAAATCAAGGTAACGGTTAAAGTATAGTTCATCAAGCTCCTTCATTCTCTGAAGGATTTTCTCGCTATTAGGGAGCTTTAAGAACTGAACAAGAGGTCCATCGTCAAATAGTACGTGGCATCTGCGGCATAAGCCCACGAGATTGCGCCTATCCACATAGAACTCCAGATTGGCTGTTCTCCGTATAATATGGGCTCCATCCAATACTTGCTTGGTCTCGCAACAGTAGCAGATAGATTGTTGGTCTCTGATGATTTCACTTTTGATTACTTTAAGGTCCGTATTGCGTATCTTCTGTTTGGTAGATACCTTATTAATTGGCTTCCTGGGTTTCATTAAAATGGAAGATCATCGTCTTGTTCTAGAGGAATCCTTGGAGGCCTTGGCCCTTCATCCATTGGCAATCCCTGATTAGGAGTATGCTTCATTGGAGGCTCTTGTCCTACGCCTACATAAGAAGAGACAGAAACTTCCGAGAGTTCAACAGATATCTCTGTACATTTAGCCCAGGTCATATTTCGTAATTCTCCGTCCTTTTCATAGTTTCTTCCAGCCAGGACATAATTGAATTTGATAATAGTTCCAGGTGTTGCCCTGACGGATAGCACGTCGTACTGACCCTTCATTAACTCCACGTCAACATCAACTTTAGCGTCAATATTGACATTCATTTTGTAAGTATTGTAGGTCTCTCCCTTGTATTCTTTAGAGATCACCCATACCTTGTTTAGTCTTCCAAATAGGTACATATTATGTGGGTTTTAAAGTGCTAAGATATAAAGAAATAATCTTTTACGGCAAGATATTTTTCACGAAATACATGATTTGTTTCAATTAAGATCCAAGCCGAACGTTTTGCATGAAGAACAGTAGCATGATCCTTAAAAGGTTTGAAGAGTTCTCCCACAATTCTTAAGGACATATTTAGGAACCTATGATCAGATGCGAATAGGCTTACTAGCTTACGCCCATCTACAAATTCCTGATGTCTATCTTCGCCCATCATCTCTTCCACGGTCACATGTTGTAATTTGGCAACATACTGTATGATGTGAGAGATGTTAGGATTACGTACTACTGTTATCCCGGGCAAGACATAAGCAAAACTATTACTGGCATCCAGGGGGAAGAGTTGCTCCTTTAGTTGGTGTTTCGTAGTTTCCTTTCTGTAATTCATTTTTTTGATATTCGAGGGTTTTAATAATAGACTTGACCTCATTGATTTTTCCAGTGAGGCCAAGTTGACAAGGAATGGTAGTTGAATGATATAGTTTACCCTGAAGTTCATAAAGACGGGCGTTGTAAAGTTTAAGGAGGTCCAGGAATCCCTGGCGCATACCTCGTTCAAAATCAGTCATTATAGGGGGATTGAGATACAAAAATACTACTTTCTTCTCTTGGGTAACATAATCGTCTCTCCTATTGCATTTTCGAGACGTTCTATGTAGTCAGCAACCCTGGATGGTACAAGATAGGTCTCTGTATTAAGAGGAGCGTCTATAGCAGACGATCTGGACCTAACTGGCACCACTATCCAGGAATGCTTTATTTTAACATCAGGAACTTTCTTTCCGTTCTGTTTTAGGTATCGCGGCATATTTCTTTCCTGTTAAGTATTCATAAACATACTTTGCATAAGCAACGAGAACCTCATGGCCCTCGATAATAAATCGATCTTCTCCTTTTCTTTCAGCCGAACCAATTCCTTTCTTGTAGACATTGGCAATATGTTTTGTTTGAGCTTGGGTAAGCTCTACTCCATGTAGTTTCATGATTTTTCTCCTTTTATTTTACCACATCTGCACTTCCAAATGCAACATTTAATATATTCTTCAATAAATCCATCGACAGATATATGCTTAATGTAACTGAAATTGTTGTAAATATGGATATGATACCACTTAGTTTTGCGCTTAAACTTTGGATGACCTTCCTTGATAGGTTTGTCAATCCAAAATCTGTCGTCATTGTCTGCTCCAAATGTTCTTGTCATTTCTCCCCTCCCTTCTTTTCTTGCAGGAATTTATCGTAAACTCCTTGCGATGTGTCAACTAATTTTGTTTGATGTACTGAATTATCCCAACCCTTCACAAGATTATGGTCAATAATCATGGATGAACGATAGTATCCGTTTTTCAGCATCCATTCTAAACACTCAACGGTATCAGAAGGGCGGGATTGGGCTGCGTAGGCTCTCATTGCAAGCAAAGCGTTTTCTATACTAACTCTACTATCCTCAAAATGCTCAATTGATATTCCCGAATGTTCAGAAAGCACTTCCTCAGCCGTCTTACTCGGTTCAGCAGAAGAAGGTCGGGATTGGGCTGCATACTTTCTTAGTAATTGGCATACTTCTGAATAATGGTAGTAGTTCCCATCGCTCTTTTCAATCCAATGTTTAGCATTGTTAAGCACGAAATCGCCAATAGGCTTTTCTGGAATCAACCAATCAGTTTCAGCCGTCTTACTCGGCTCAGGTTGCTTGTAAGCCCCACTCCAAGGCATAGGCTTCATGTTTGCACCTAAATTGTAGAATTTAGGCTCAGGCTGCTCCTGCTGCTCAAGGAGGGCGAGGACTTCTTCGTAAATATCTCTTATGGGATAGCACTCATTATAAGTAAGTGACCTTTTCATCATTTCCTCAAAACTTTCCTCGCCTCTTTTGTCAGCTACCTTCTGCTTTGCTTTTTCGATTTGTTCTTTCATAGCTTCACAAAAATTAATTTAACAAGTCTTTCTTCGTTATCGTGTGGGACTTCTTCCTTGGCAATTTCTGCAATTTTATTTACACAGTAATCACCATCGGTATAACTTCCAATACTCTCTTCAAAATGTATTTCCGTATAATCATTGTATTGGAAATCACCCCCTTTATATCCTTGGAATGTCTCATTATAAGCCATTTCAATTTTGTCAAGAATATCCTTTTTAGTACACGGAATATCTTCAATACTGAACGCTACTTCAGCATAAATTCCTCTCCAAGAAAATGGATTACTTATTGAATAGTCAAACTTTGCCCCATTAGGAAGCGATGCTACATGGTCTTTAAATTCTAATAGTGTCATTTTATTTCTGTTTTATAAGGTTCAGGTTCAACGTAGGGGAGGTAGGCGATATAAAAAGGTTTTTCATCCTTTAAATAACTCCATCTTCCATTAGCCCCACTAGTGATTGAAATATTTCCGTTAATTGAGGTAAGCCAAATCTTATCATCAGGCAATTCATCATAACTCGAAATCGGTATCCATTGAGGCTTAACCACTTCCATAATCCTATCCATCAAAGCCCTCCGATTCATGTCGGGAATCTCTGAGGATTGCCCCTCGCACCACTCATGTACAAGGGTGTAGACTTGCTGTTCTTGGGTTGTCATGGCTTATAAGTTACATTTGAATCGTACATAGCAGTATGTTCGGACTTCTTATGATCCTCCCATCCAAGGCCACGATAATAAGTACAAAGCTCAATAAAGAGCCAGACCCCAACCGCTAACCAGCAAATGAGGAATAAATACAACATTGTTCCCATATGTTTTTGTTTATCCATAAACGTCATCATTACAGTCTTCGCAAGTTATGCTTCCATCATTATGATATTTAAGCATGTGATTAGGCATATGATTCTCGCAATAGGTACATTTACAATGTTCCCAGCAATAGTCACAGACGAGATCTCCATCATCAGTCTTTCTTAAATCATCAAATTCTACAATCTCTCCGCAATAATCACAAGCATGCGGTTCTTCTATCTTGTCCTCTGGAGGATCAAGGTTATAGTCGGGGACCCCTGATAAGAAGAGTCCCCGAGTATAAGGATTGGCTGGTCTATACGGTATAAGCGGCATAAAACATCTCTGGCGGTGTGTCAAAGAACTTCAGGAGTGCTGGACAGAGCCAGAACTGCATCCCAAGTTCATTACAATAATAGTATGTACCTACAGGTCCCTGGAGGTCTTCGGTAGCTTTAACGCAAGTGAGTGTATGTCCCGGGAACGCAATGTCTGAGAAGACAATAGTGACTTCTTTTTTCTTGCCGACGAGCTTATCGATGATAGCGTCCGTACCTCCGACAAGAGCTTCCTTGTCCAAGCCGCGCAGTACGTCATCGAATACCCATTGTTTCCCGTGTTTGTAGACATGAATTGTGAATATTGAATTTGTCATGGTTTGTAGTTTTTCATTTTCTGGTATCCTTGGACGGTATAAGCCCTGGTACCTTTAACGTGTTTATTGATAAATGCGACAAGATTAGTCTCCGTAAACTTACGGGTCTTCATTGTCCATAGCTGAATAACAGCATTGAGGTCTTCAGGTGTAAGTTCATGCATGATAGTAAAAGGAATTACTCCTATCTCAAAAGCAAGCTTTATTGTTGACTTCCTCATATCTCCTCAAGATCCTCCTTGATCACAATTCTGTATACCTTGTAGCGTTTTGAGTTCCGGACAATAACAGCCATCATGTCAATCTGCTCATCGCTATATTCATTGAATGGAGAGTCGAGTATAGCATTCTGGACCCTCTGGTCACGAATGTCAAAAGGAATAGGTTGGTCAGCGGAAGTAAATCCTGCAGAGTCAAATTCAGGCTCAGGAACACAAGCAGACGCTTGTTCTTCTTCTCTCATCTTAATGTCAACTAAGATCTCATTTGCTAACTGCTCCCTGAGTTTTGCATCTCTCTTCTTTTTGGAATCAGTAGCCTTTTTCCTGGCAATCATAATAGCATCGTCAGTCAGTGCATCAGATGGCTTTGCTCCTTTCCAGAAGAATCTCCCATCAGATAGGCCAGATGGTTTTGCTCTTCCAAGCTCAACCATGATATTAGTAAATCCCATGTTAATTTCATGTGCTGCACACGTCTCCATACCATGAAATGTTTTGCGTTCGTACATATCGTCAAGCAAAGCTTTTACTTTGTTGTGATAAGACTCTTTAATTGTTCGTGCCATAATATTAGGTTTGTCGTTCTTTTACGTTTACGTAGAGTTCGATTTTTTTGTCAGCAATAAACTGAGTGTCGTCAGTACAGGAGACATAGAATCCATCATCTGTATTAGCAATGTCGAACTGGAAGATTATGTCCGGATGTTTGTTAAGGTCTATCTGGACATCATAGGGCTCGCCATTATCATCAATAATAGCCACTGGGAAATGTGCCATACGGTACATCCACTCATCATAAGGGTCCTCAAATGCAAGATCTGAGGGCCCCTGATTTATTTGATCGATGAAATATTCTTTTACGCGTCCCATATCAAATTGTATAGAAATTATTGGTTGCCAGGTTCCCGAAAAATCGGATGATACCTGTCTTATTATTACGATTCTTGGTTACATCAGCAATGAACATTGCATCTAACCAGGGAGAATCCTTATATTGTTCGATGAGATCTGGATACTGAGCTGGATTGTTCCATAAAATGATCTGAGTAGAGATATCTCTATACCGAGTTGAGCCCTTAAGATTTGATTCCCGTGGTCTATAGGCCGAACTCAGATTACTTTTCTCTAACTGGGCATCGGTAAAGTGATGAACCAGTATAATAGGTTGATGGGTTAAGATGGAGATCTTCTTGACCTCTCCAGCGATCTTATCATCAATTTTGGTTTGTGCATCATTGTCGAAGTTGTCTTCAATGAGCATGATATTGTCAATAATTAGCAGGCACAGTCTTCCTGGGCGATGCTTTACGAATTGCTCGAAATGTCTTTTTATGTGTGTTATCCTGGATGGTCTGTTAACGAACTCAATATCCCATGTGTCAAACAGGTTCTTCTTGAGATCGACGATCATAGAGATAATCTCTGGGTCAATGACATAATCATTGCCCAGCAACTGGGAATCACTTAAATGTGTGGCTTGGGAGATAAACGCCCTGGTAATCTTATCTGGGGGATCCTCCATCGCATACCAACAAAGAGAAACGTCTGGGTTACTTTTAAGCAACTGAGACATTAATAAGATGATGAACTTGGTCTTTCCTGATCCTGACTTTCCTCCCATAAGGATTATCTCATCAGCACGAAACTGAATAAGAGCATCCACTTTGATGATGTCAGTCTTATGTAATGATATTGGGTCTGTCTGTTGAGAGACGATAGCATCAATAGTGTTCCCGGAAACGCTCTCCATGTGCTGTTTGTCTTCGTTGATAAAAAATTCTCCATATTTATTGATCTTTTCTATAGTTTCATCAATGATGTCAAAGATGTCTGTGGTGATGTCATAACCCATTGTCTGCATCTCGTTACCGAGAATAATAAACTGACGCTTCAGGAACAGCTGAAATAGAATCTTATGATAATATTCCAGCATAGCTTGGGAAGAGTACGTGCTTACTATCCTGCTAATCTCGTATTCAGGGCTAGCATTGACGCCTATTAAATCCTGAAGATCGAGAACTCTTGCTTCATGGCAGATAGAGATGAGATCAATGGGAATTCCGTGCTCTACACAATGAAGTATTGTCTGAGCCAAGAGTTGACATCGTTGGTTATAGAAATGTTCTGGCTTGAAGTTGTTGATGATCTGAAATATGGATGTCGGATAATTGATGAGGGTAGAAATAAGACCCTCCTCAATCTTGATGTCGTTCGGTGGAAGCTTTCCAAGTTGGTTCCAGTCGTTTAAAATCCTCGAAGTATTTTGCCAAGTCTTCCGATTTTTCGTTTCCATATAAGTAGGTATCTCTGTTGTTTCTTGGGATTCTGTAAACGTTGTGGTATAATCGTTCGTCGATAAAGTCTATCAGCGGCCTTAGTTGGTCTTTAGCGGCCACGTATTTAAGCTCTCTGTCTCCGAACTTTGTTTGCCAATAATTAAGATAGCTCCTATACGATGCATATAGGAGGTCTGATGTTAATGTATGGTCAAACATGCAGGATGCGTTGAATGTAGATCGAGTTCTTTCCTTATCTCCATTCGGATTCAATTCCCATATTTCGTCAAAAGTATGGTCCATTAGAATAACGTTAGCTGAGGGTTTGTAACATGTGGTGATACTGCAAAGAGGTCTGGGTTCCTAGCCCAAATCTTAGCATATTTGGCGATCTTCTCATCTCTGTTGAGGCGGAAGTGGGGGTTGTCCTCCCGAACTTTACGAGCAGCTCTTTCTATACCTTTAATGGGAACTTTCCCATCAAGCATATCCTTGGTAAAAGTCATGTACCAGGTTTGAGAGTTGTAGGCCATCCAGTTCTTGAAGAGTACTTGGGGTTGAACTGCATGCACTTTTATGAGCCATACACAGTAGATTAACCGGTAGTCATAAACGAGCAGTCTCCCATCGACATCATAGTTAGTGTAGAGTAGAAGGATCAAGTCCTTATAATCCATGTCTGTAGGGGATTTATCCATTACGATATATTATTAAAGGTGAGGAGTTTAGACGAAAAAAGAGGCGGGAAATCAATCTAACCCGCCTCCTAAAAACACACTCGCAACAATGAAAACTCTCTTGCCAAATATAGGGCAAAAAGTCACACAATGCAAGTTTTTTTGTTAAAAATGCTAAATTATTTGACAAGGCACTGATAATGAACGTATCTTTGCTGTATCTTGATGCGCGGAATACCGGTAACCCCCTAGGAAAACTTTATAGAAGAGTACTAAGGGGTTACTCTTTTTTAGTTGTACTTGAGAGCTGCAGGCATTGCATCTTCCAGGTCTCCGTCACCCAGATTGTAAAAACTAGCGATACCACTGGAGAACCGAACTCCATCAAAGATGCCTTCCGTATCCCTATAGATAATAGTAGAAGGAAGTATTCCTCCTTCTTTTTCTTTGATCTCAGAAAGAACAGCTTCCATGTCATTTGTTACAGTCATAGTAGGGTTGTTCCCGTCAAAATCATCATAGACTACCAGGATTTCGCGACCCCGATACTCCTCAATATTATAATGATACTTTGCTCGTGCCATTAAAAAGGAATTTTACGATTTATCAATTGTATGTGTCTTTCAGGAATGAACTCTTCGAATTTCTCGAATAGTTCGAGAGTCTTCTTAAATCCATCGAAAGTTTCAGATGATTCCCAGATAATCTCATCTTCGTCATCTGTGGGCTTCAGGAACCCTTCATCGATCCAGAAACCAAGGGCGTGATCCCATCCCCAATGAAGGATAGTATCACGTTCTCCTGGCTTCTGTATAATACACCTATATCTCGACATCTTTTGAAAATTCTTCAATTAAGGCGTCGATCAGGGCTGCAATATCAGCATCACTGCTGATGTTGGCTGTAATGATCTTAGTTTGAATCTTGCCACGAACTCCCCAGTCAGAGTAAGAGCTTGACATATTGTTGATATGATCTTTCAATGCTGCAGCCATTAAGCTTTCAACAGAATTATAACAACTGTCTTTTCCAGTAAACCCATATCCTACAGTCTTTACTCCAGGTAGAGTTTTAAGAAGCTCGATCATCTCTTCTTTTTGTTTGTCCAGAGAACGAATCTTGTGGACAACATCAACAATCATAGCAGCTTGTTCGAGCTTAAATGTACTTGGAGCTTTGTCTTTTGCTTTCTTGATGAGAGCATCAACTACGGTATCGACAAGTGCATCGATCTCGTATTTTTTAAGTTTTATCATTGTTTAGTGTGTTTGGATATATACTACTATTGCAGTTACTACGAACCCTATACAAACAACAATAAATGCTATAAGAATCGCTCGCATTAACTCTTTTTGGTATTCACTAGGATCCATTACCAATCTCCTCCTCCACCACCTCCACCAAAATCTCCCCCTCCAAAATCAACATCTGAGGAAGAGTCGGAAGATGTATCAGGACTATCGGAAGAATCTGAATCACTGAAGATAGAATCAACAAGAATACCAAGTCCTATGCCTACAGCGACATCTCCTAATTCAGAAGATTCTTCATCTTCATCAGGATCTTCACGGTCGACAACCTTAAGATTGGTAAGTTGTTGTTCGAGTTGCTGAGTTTCAGAGAGCACCCGAGACTCAGGCCAATTGCTTTTGTTGTCTCCTAAATGAGCACAATCAAACCCAACCACCCAGAAGTCCCCTTTGGGTACCTCGGGCCAATCAATCTCATTGGAGTAGTTAGAAAATGTTAATCCTCCGTGAACATCCACAGGAATGTCATCGTAAGGAACACCGTACATAGGATGTCCATTGGGGATACATACATATCCGTTTCCCCATCCAACATCGATCATGTTAAGATGGGTTTGTTTGATAAAGTATTTCATCATTTAATTGTAATTAAGTTCAACGGAATCTCTACAGTCTTCGCAATAACCATAATCACTGTCCATACTGTCAATATATTTATGAGTATTGGCATTTACCCAAGCCTCTTCCTGAACATTAGATCCTCCACATTCAGAACAGGTAACAAGTCCTGTTTTAAAATTCGGATCTTTCCTAAGCTTAGGCATAGGTTTTTCATCAAGTACCCATTGTTTTTGCTCCTCGGTATCAAGGCGCATGTACTGGAAGTCGGTGATTACTTCGTTCCCATACTTTGATTTATAATGTGCCATAATAGTTACATTTTAAATACTGTAGTTGGAGTAACCCCGTCAAGAGCAGATTCTGTCCCCCAGTAATAGTATCCTTCTTTGGGGATTTCCTTTAGAGGATTTGGTAACTGAGTTAAAGGAGAATTAAAATCCATATCAAGAAATCCTTGAACAGTTGTTCTTATAAGAACTCTTACTGACCCAAGATATCCAACAGGAGTTCCCACGATCTGAATATTCCGTTCTAAAACAGGGATATCAGAATCATCTGCACCCTCTCCTTCTCCATAATAAACAGAGACAGCGTATACTCCTTTTTGTTTAAATGTTTCTAATTTTTTAAGAAAAGTATCCATTACTGAGTTTTTATTATTTGACGTACATCGCAATCAAGAAGACATTCAAAGCAGTGATTGCCTGGTTGCGGAGGAAATCCAAGTTCTCTTTGGTGATCCAGTTCGGCCACTGCGAAATCTATTGATCGTGTTAAGTAAAGTTGTTTGTTGTAGTCGTAGTTAACCTCCAGGAACTTATTCTCATAAATGGGCTTCATATCGAATACCCAGAAGAAGAAATGAACCTCATCATTATTGAGCATCCATTCAAAGTTCTTGATAAGTTTTACGGTAATAGGATTGAGATGATTATTCAGTCTCCAGTCTATGTTACGAACAAGCTCATGATAGTAAGCTCCTTGTAACCAGTCCATATTCTGATAGTCACCCCATCCATAAGGACCCCAAGTAGAGTTAAGGTCCTTGGTGGTTTTAAAGTCGATAATAGCAACTCTGAGTTCATCTTCAATCTGGAATAACGTAGGGAAGAGATCGAGTGTTCCGATCAGCATTACATCCGGACTCCATTGTTTCTTTATGATGACTTGAGTATTGATGCCAGGATATACGAACATCAGCTTTTGAGGAAACATAGCCCTTCCTATCTCTGCTTGTTCTTGTAAGCGGATATAGTCAACGGGTAAGTTCCCTTTTCCTTTTCCACGAGTCTTAACTGGAGGAGGAGGAACCCCAGTAAGGAGAGCTTCAAAATAGTTCCCCTTATTCTGGGCCTCGCTGGTGATCATACAATCCTTCAAAAGGAAATATTTTTCGTACACACGCCTGGGACAATATTCCTTAGGAGTGAGTTTGAAAAACATTTCCTTAATTAGGGACTGATTGAGAGTGTACATAGTTATTGAAAAAGATGAAATACAAGACCCATTGGAGTCTGGAATGTCCCAATATAGTTCCCGGTGAAATCATCGGGAATTGGATGCCCAGTTCCAAAAAGGCGTAAGGTACGGCCAAAGATCTCGTCACTAGGATCTACCATTGCCCATATACAGGGGATTCCATTCTGTGTCTGAACACATAGAATCTTAGCATTGACAGGCATCATTACAACTGGCTCATCAGACAGCTGAAAAGTGAATTTGTGGATAGATAACATTTATTCGAGTGTATTGATGTATTCCAACCAGAGTTCGGCTCTGGCGAGAACATCATCGGATGTGTTGATAGTCGCATTGATATCCATCTCTTCGATAGAGATTGCAATTGCTGACTTTTTGTTAAACATATCATCAGTAGTCTGTCCTTCCACGTAAGTCCAATGAAAGAACTTCTTGGCAAGACGCATGGTGAGTGAATTGTCATACTCTTCAGTATTCCCAACATTCCTCCGCCTGGCGATGATTTGTTTGGCGAAACTTACGGCACAATGAGCAGAAGCGGCCGCACACATTCTCTTCTGCACTTTAGGATCATCATATCCTCCTGAACGAGCAGGAACTCCTCCTTGATTCATAACCTTGCTCATCTTCTTGATCTGAACATTACCTTTTTGGTCTGTTACGACATCAAAGGTATACTCAGCCCCAATGGACCAGTTTGGTGTTTGACTTTTGGCGTTCGCTTTGCCCTTAGTTCCGTCTTCGAACGCGACGTTCTGGACGTAATAGGTTACAGCTCCGCCTGGAGCATCTGCCTTTCCTTCCCAGGATTCACCTGTGGGAGAAAATGATTTTAATTTAGCTTTCATATTATAGGTTTTTGTTGATTGCAAAGCTACGGAATGACACTGACTTCAATGTTCTCCATTAAATGTTTTAGAAGATCTTTGTCGTCAGGGTTCTCGTTAAGATATGCTGCAAAGGCAGTGAACATAACATCCCTAAGTTTGGTGTCTTTTGACATGCCTCCAAGCACACCACAAGAAATGGTATTTCCATATCCTGTAAGAGATGTGCATAATGCATGACTTATCGGATCAAACAGTATTCCGACAAAACCCATATCTGTTGATACTGATTTGCCTAATTCATGAAGCATTTCTTGACATTCTTCGAGTGATTTTTTCATAAAGATAGTAATTATTCTGGTTCGTTTTCTTCACGATTTTTAATAAAATCTGTAATATCAGGATCTTCTACCATCTTTTTTACTTTGTCTAAGAATTGTAGTCCTTCTATAGGTCTTGTCCTAACCCATGCTCCAATAGTAACAGCAAGGCAATTGCGTAGATTATCATCTTCCAGAATCCTGACAAATGATCGTGATAATAGTTGCTGTGACCCATATGCTGCAAGAAGAAGATTATCGGTGATATCGTCCTGGTCGTCATTGAGTAAAGCAAAAAAAGAAATATCCGTAGGCATTTCTCTTTGAAGATCATTCATTATAATCTTCAGCTTTTCTTTGTATGGGGCAAGATCAATCCTCTCCATTGTGAAGTTGGTCTGAATGTTTTAAAGCGATATTGGTCAAGGCTTGATACTCGGGATCGTTGGCGTATACATAAGCATTGGCGATAACCATTGCCTTACGAACTTCTTCGTTCTCTAACATACATCCTATTAATACTTTCCCAAGAGTGATAGTGTCTCCTACCAATGTCATTACCATCCTTCGTTCATTATCAGGAGGTTTATATACTCCTAAAAGAACTGCAGAGCCATCTTTTGGCATCCCTTCTTTTATTGCATTGAAATGCTCATAGGCATTCTCTACTTTAAAATCCGCCATTTTGTTTGAATTTATGGTAATCGTTAGCGATGTCTTTAATTTTGTCGAAATACGTAGGATCTTCTCCACATAACGATCCAATTGCTGTGAGCATTATTTTCTCAAAATCCTCATCAGTCATGATGCTTCTTACTATTGCTCTTGCAATAAGGCCCATATTTCCACTTATTGGGCAATGTACTGTAGTTAGGTCGCCTTCGGTGATTACGCAAATTGTCATACTTGCATAATCTTTGTTGGGGTTTAATCTTCCAGTAAGATCTGCTACTTGTTCGATGAAGACTTTAGGATCAATAGGATCTGTTTTCCAGGAAGCTATTTCCTGTTCTTCCCAGTGATCTTCACTTCTTAATACGTTGTTTTTCATTGTTGTAAAAAATTTATTTATTGTAAAAAAAATGGATTTCTTCGTCTTTAATCCTGATGGCTTTTACGTTCTCGTGTTCGAGGTCTATTACGACCCCTGTAAGCGGAGACGATAATAGTGTGGTACCATGCTGATAAGACAAATCAAAACCCTCACAGAGGAGCTCTGAGAGCTTCTCCGTGGGGATTTCTTTATAGGATACTGGATCCATAATAGTATTACTCAACGATTGAGGCATAGACAGTATCTTCATCATCCTCGCGGATAATGAGATTCTTGATCTCTGACTGGTTGGATGAGTTGAATGAGTTCGACATTTCACCGGTTGCTGGGTTGTGGTATTTGAACGCAGACTCGGTAACACGAACAACCTGGAGATTGGTTGAGTAAGCACTGGATGAAAGCATGTCTCCTACTTTGAGGTCAGCTTCGGTGTTGAAGGAATACTTCTTCATCTTGGTGATCTCAGCTTTCTGAGTGATTTTGCGGTCAGTATAGACCACGAGAATGGTTTTAGAGGCCATTGTTGTTTGTATTAAGGGTTGATAGTGAATTTGCATATACTTCCTTCCCATTACTGAGAAGAAAGCGTTTCTGTTTGTGTTTGTAACCTGTAAAGAGTTGCCCACTTTGCATTTCTCGCTGGCTTGTTTCTCCTCCTCTTATGCGTTGGATGACAGTTACGACATTTCCACGATAGAGATATTCAACGCCAACTCTTACATCCTGGGTTCTCATATCAGATAGGTATTCTTCTTCTTCATGTACCCGATCCATTCACGGATAATGGCTGATTGCATTTCCCGGGTCTTGTCAAAGCAATTGTATTTGATATGAATGTACTCCTCGATGATGCTATCTATCGTTTCTTGAATTCCTCTTTCAATACCAATATCAGATAGCACGATAATATTATCATCAGTAGTTCCATATATTTTGCGATCTTCGAATTTAGCAACCTGGATATCATATGGAATTTCAAGATCACACTCTTTAAAGAACTCTAGAGCACGATTAAGAGTGGCTTCAATCATTGGGCTTGGTATTACTGTACGATATAGAACATTGCCTTTTGATTTTACGTCATCAAATACTTTATCCTTCTTAATTTGGATCTTAAACTCACTATAGATCTTTTGGGGAATTACAATATAGTTTGCGAGTTCTTCGACAGTCAAGAAAGACGCGTAAGTGATTGGAATGATTCTGCGTTCAGATAGGAACCTTTTAAACTCTTCAGACTGAAAGAAGGTATTACGAAGAGTACACAAGAATCCTGTCTCTCCTTCGAGAACATCATCCTTAAGGAGTTTGCTAAAGATTTGGAAGATAATCTCTTCATCCGTACAACTTTGAATGAGCTTCCAGATCCCTTCATAGAGTTGCCAGTCACGTTCAATGGTCCGAGACTCGTTTATTTCGATATCATACAGATCATAATCGAACACACTGTCTTTACTGGCATCATAGCACTTAATACCTTTACGATAGATATTGGCTCTCTTGTCTCCTCTTTTACGAAGAATACGTCCTACAGAACAGGAGAATATGACATCTTCATCGTTGGCAAAATACTGATGGAAATTGTCCATAAAATCTTGGATACTAGCATTAAAGCCTATGTAGAATTGCGTCTCTCCATGAACAGGAACGATTTCATCAACAACTTCGATACGCTGCCCTCCTTCATCAATGGCATTGCAATAGATTTCTCTGATTGCTTGCCATAACTTCCAGGAGGGACCCATCTGATCAGTCAGGGATGTTTCTTTTCCGTCAATGTAGATGACATTTACTGTTTGGTCTCTTAACTGGGTAGGAACTGTAGATATCTCGATTTCCCGGGTACCCGCAAAGACTTTATAATCATAGTGATTTCTGGCAAAGAAGCACAATTGATACTTGTTGCCTGATCCGAACTGTCCAATCTTTCCAGACTGTCCGCGTTTCGTTGATGCGAGGAGATAAAGAGCAGCATTCTCAATTTCTCCAGCATTGCTGATTTTAAGGTATTTCATGTTGTTGTGTTAAAAGAGTCCGAAAAAACAAGCACAATAACCTAAGAATCCTGCAATTGCAACGAGCCCAATAACAGCTCCACTGAGTAGAATTGCTATCTTTTTGTCTTGTCTTGTCATGATTTTGGGGTATATCCATCACAGCTTAATAACCAGATTGGGTCATACGAAAAAGGCCATATAAACCATTCGTTTGCTATCCCGTGTGGGTTCCCTGTGACATTGAGTTTGGTTCCAAATTCTTGATCTGATTTAATCCCTGATCTCTTTCCTAGTATCATAACCAGAGAGGCGAGAGGATCTGATAATAGTTCTTGGTTGTCAGGATGATTACACTGACTATGAGCGTCACCTGGTATCTCTTTACGATATACACAGGTATAACAATCTGGTTTAGCCATTTCTATTGTTATGAAGTTCGTCTATCTTTTTCTTAATCTGATGTTCAATATATTCCTCAATAGCAATGATGGCAAATGAAGCAGAGAGATAATACATATTCTCTGTTACAACCGCCAATACTACTGCTATCAATGAGAACGCCAGAAGAACTTGACAGAAGAATAAATATTTAAGTAAGTCTTTGATGTTGTTTGTCATAATGTCGAGGTAAAAGCCAGGATCTCCCCTCCCCGATGATCTGGGGAAGGAAGGCTGGCACACAACAATGAAACACACTTATTGTACAGTCTTGAACATTTTGAACAGAGAAGCCTTTAAGACTATTTCTGATAGGTACTCGTGTTTCGGGAGGACTACATCACCTGACATGGGTGCAAGTTCTACTTCTAGAACAAGCTTGGTCCGATATCTGATGAAAGACTGCAGTGAGCGATTGCTGACGGTTTTGATGTCGGCTGGTTCTTTAAATCCCAGCTTTTTTGCTTTAGCAATGAGTGCGTTTCTCTTCTCTTTTTCAGTGAGTTGATCTTCGTACTCCTGCTGTGTTAGTGCGGATAACCAGGATTTCTTTATCTGATAGCAACGATTCTCTATCTTGATAACATCATCCTTCTTAAATTCGAAATCGATCTTTCGTTTGGTAAGACCATCACAAAGAATATCTTTGCGTTGATCATTAAGACCGGGGAGCGTGGTGCCATTAACTTTTTCCATTGTTGGGAATATTAGTGTGTGTTAAAAATGTGCAAGGTCATTGATGACTACCTCTACAACTTCAATAGTACAGTAAGGATCTATAAGTTCCTCAACGTCTTCTTTGATATTGTTTGTGGTAATCTCAATCTTACGTTCAACAAAGATGAACCGCTGTTTGATTTTCCCTATGTAAGGGCTACGTACCCGAAACTTCATATCTCGGGTACTTTATAAGCCTGGCAATACATAACGGTCTGCTCATAAGCAGTGGAATGAGAATGTGATTTTATAATTCCAACAACTTCATGTGTTGTATCGCAATCTCTTCGAACAATGATGTGTAAATCTGAGAATCCTTCAAGAATTTCTATCGTAATACAGTGTTCTTTAAGAACAGGATGATCATGATGAAGTTCGTCGAAGGTAACGATCTGTAATCGGGTATCATATCCCCATTGAGCACTTCTATATCCCTTAGCGTTGAAGATATAGTTATTCTTTGGTAGTCTTCGATAATTTTCCATCTTGAAATTGTAGTAATAGTCATAAAACATGACTCCTACGATAGATGAGAGAATAATAGAGACATAAGTGCCCATGGTACGAGATAATATCCCGTAATCAATCATAAAGCTCATGATAAGAAGAATAATGAGCAAAATGATGAATGTGATGAATTTTGTTTTCATTGCGGTGTGTATAATGTGATCATTCTAATCTTCTTTCAAGAATCTTTATAGCCATTCTTAATATTCCTATTCTTGGCTTAAGATCAGCTGGAGTAAACCAATGATCTGTTTCAATATTAGGTGGCCGTAACGCTAACAATACTGGAATATGCTTCATTCTCTGAAAGTCATCTTCGCATACATTGATACCATGCTGAAAAAACAGATAGTAGTAGAATCCGAACTTGAGATTATCGGTACCTCGTCCATACTTTTTGTGATAATTCCTATAGTCACGCAGCATTGATCGGTAAAGTTTAAGTTCACGCTCTTTGGCTTTTCGATATATAGGCATAATCTTGCAGAATCCTTTGAGGAACATGTCTTTAAGCATTCTCTTTTTGGGCTTCATTGTTTCTCTTTTCTTCAAATTCTAACCAAGCAGGACTAGAAAAATAAGGATCTGGTTCTATATTTTCCTTGGCTACTCGATCAGTATAAGCCCAGTACTCATAGAATTTATAGACACCAGCATTCCCCCAGAATGTTCGGGACAGCTTACAAGTAAGTATCCGAAATGCAGGACGTAAGGATAAGAGCATGATTATCAACCATAGCTCCCATAAAACTGATTTGTGTTTCATTTGTGTGTGTATTTGGTGATTATTTGCAGGGACGACATGACTCGAACATGTAACTAGGACTATGGATAAGTACCTGCTCTACCAATTGAGTTACATCCCTATATTGTCTGACCACTGCCAAGTGGAATAGCTGACACACTAAGGCGTCACTTGCCGAGGGATTACCTCACCATCTTACAATAAAACAACATCCTTTGGCAAAGGACTCAGGTCCCGTCTGTTTCTCTGTTTTATGTAACCAGACAATTTCATTTATTCTTTCAATATGATCTTAGCAAAATTCGAATCAAGCTTCATCTTCTCAAGTAATTGATCCGTAGTCATCTTTTTTGCCTCATCCAGGATCTTCTCTTTTTGCGTCTGAACGCCAAGTTTTACCTTAACATCCTGAGACATAGTTTTAAGTTCTCCTAAAACAAAATTGGATAACTCTTTTGGGATCTGTTTTGAAGCTGAATCCTGAGTAAGAAAGTTCATTGCTCCACCTCCAGCAATAATAAGGAGAGAATCTCTTTTGCTAGGTGTGAATACGAACAGAGACCAGAATAACACCATCATGGGTGTACTCCAGAATATCCATTTAAGCATTGTCTTTCTTTCTGCCCGTCTCTTGTCATCATTACGGGTATCATCAAAAGACGCGAACCAAATGATCCACGATACAGCTGAAATAAGTGTGAAGATGACAATAAATACAATAAAGAAAACCTTCGCATTGTCGGCTACAGTAAGCCAATAGAATAATTTATACCAGTTCATGATTACTTATCTACTGTTTTGAACAGAGATACTGGCATGGTACCATACAAAGGCGTAGCTCCGTCCCATTTATCAATGAACTGTTGCTTTAAAATTTCAGGGGTAATACCCTTGGATAGAATAATGTTTTCCTGAGCTTTTAGGGCAGCTAATTCGTTTCGTTTTCGTTGCTCCATAATCTGCTGATCAAGAACAGAAATATTGGTATTGACCTCATTTCTGCTATCAATCTTAGCCTTGACCTTATCAGTAAAATCAAGATTAGCTGAAAACGTTTTTAGTTCAAGGCCACTTGCTTTAAAGGATTCCCGGACAATAGCTTCTACATGACGTTCAAATCGAAGAGAACCACCTTCTGCCATAAGTGTATCAGTTGGATAACTTCTGGATGCTTCTTTGATAATATCGTATATATGTGGTTCAAGAATGTTATTTTCCAGGGCTCGCATAAATGATCCACTAGTGTCTCCATCGGATAATCGAGCATTCTGGAATACAAGATCAACAACACGATCAGGGATAGCTTCGTAACTATATAACGGCCTGGCTGTAAATTCTGTATTATCAGCAGCTTTTAAATGTAGTACACGACTTTCGAAATCAGCTCTCTGCTCAAAGGCAGGAACTTGGAAGAGCTCAGTGCCTGGTGATGCTGTCCAGACACGTCCTGAACAACGAGTATAGTCAGATTTTCCGTTTTTGCCATAGTTCTCCATGAGAACACCATAGAAATTGGGGGCAACGCGGGAACAGCTCGAAAGAAGAACAATCGAGATAATAATCAATGGTAATGAGAATAGTTTTTTCATGTTATTTTACGAATTTAATGATTTCACGAATGAAGAAATACAACAATACAAGTCCACTTATGATTCCAAGCCATGGGTTGATATGATTAAAGATAATTGGTACAAACACAGTGGAGATCAGGAACAGGATTATTGCAAAAATAAGTCTGTGTTGTTTGTTCATAATGATGAGAATAAAAATGATCAAGGCTTTGTTTATCAGGCTCACTAAATCTACTCATGGAGATAGATCCTTTTACAGGCCGAGTAGAGGGTGCTTCTCTCGACATTTGCCAGACAGGTATCGATTTAAATGCTTACCTCTTCTATACGCATACCTTGATCATTATTTTTTAATTGGAGTCAGCGGATTGATCGTCCATGTCCTTCTCAAGTTCAGACATGACATCATCGGGAGCTTCCTCTTTCAGATCGTCAGGCTGATCAGAGCCAGCAGTCCCGAACATGGCAGACAGCATTTCAGCAATACCGTCATCAGCTTTCTCTGAATCCAGTTCCTTACCATCATCTGTGGTATAAGGAACATCCGCAATGTCAGGGAAATGTCCATCCAGGATGGCTTTGATCATGAACCCGGGAGCACCGTTGGCAATGAGCATAGCCTTGGCTTCTTCACGCAGCAGGATATCCAGTTCCCTCTTCTGCTCAGGAGTAGGAGTGATGTCCGTATTCTCTTTTTCCTGTTCCTGGGTATAAACATTCTGCCAGAAATCTTTTCCTTCAGAAGTCTGAGAAGGGTTGAAGGAAACTTCCATTGCCATACTTCTCAGCGGGGCTACTTCTTTCTCACGCTCTGCACGGATAGCATCACTGTTCATTGCCAGGTTTGCATCATAGTTGGCAATTGCTTTAGCAGCAATGTCCTTGTCCTCGAATGAAGACAGCTGTTCACGAATTGTCGGGAACCCCGCATGTTCAAAAGCATCTTTTACAACATTTTCCCAGTACTCTTTACCCTCAGGAGCACAGCCAAAGCAGAATCCTTTTTCGATGGCCTCAGCAAGATAACGAGGCTGTGAAAGTTCCCTGGTGAGTTGGAGTTGACGATCTTCAGTTGGTTTGTTGAAGTTCGCGATTGCTTGTGAGCGCATTGGCTCTTCGAGAGTGTTATACCACTCAACGAATGATTTCGATGTTTGTCCCATTGTTGTTGTTTTTAGGGATGAATGATTGATTTGTTTCCCGTATTCGCTCGGCAGCGTTGACGTCTCCTGTGAGAGAGACGGTTATCTTTAATCAGAAACCCAGTACAAAGGACGGCTGGATAGAGGAATATTCCAAAAAGGAAAGTAAGGAAGATGTACGGGCCTGGATGTTCACCAGTTATTGATGCCCAGATGATAGAGTCAACGCAAGTAAAGATGCCTACGATAAGACCCATGACTACGATACAAGAAATTATAATCCGATGCATTTTGATGTCTCTATGGCCTTTTCAGACACTTGGTTATCAATTTCTACCTCAGCCAATACAAGGTATCCGCAGGGGACTGGGAACATCTCTGCCTTAACATATTGAAGATAGAGCTTACAGGCTAAGTTCCCGGGAATGTACGTACAGTCATAAACTCCATTCTCTTCTGGGAAGTCTCCTTCCAGGAAGATTGGATCGTCATTGCCTGCAGTTTCTTTAAGTTGACCCATAATAGAGATTCCATTTAGTCCCCTAGGATTACTGGCAGGCCATTTGGGATGTTCAACATTCATCAGATTGTAGTTGTCAATCAGATCTTGTCTGTGAGCAGGATTGTTTACGGTAAAAAGAAGCTTTTTCATGTTATTCCAGGGATTTGTTGGTTAACATCGTTTCGAGAACAGTATCCCAATTAATATTGTCATCAGCAGCGACATGGATGAATCCTGCATTACAGAAGTCAGCCCAATCACGACATGGTTCTTTTGAAAGATCTGTTTTCTTTACTTGTTTTCTGATGGGATCGTTTTTGAAAGCCTTTTCATAGGCTTTGGCTATTTCTTTATCCTCAATAGCGTCGAGGTAGTCTTGAAATGTTTTCATTGTGTTTGCTTTTATTGTGTGAATAATTTGCATCCCCATCCAAGCCTCCTTACAACCTCAGAGGCTTAGACGGGATACGTGATAATAGTAATTAACCTTTTCGACAGGGTTGTAGGATTGTGGGATTCGAACCCAATATCAAATATCTGCCACCAAAATGCAGCAATCCCTTTACTGCAATAGGGCAAGCCATTTTTACAGTACCATTTGAGCCCCCCCTAAATAGGCACCCAATTATCTTTGTATTTCAATTCGGTATTCTCGGGTAATAGATATACGTTATCAATCTCCTTTTTCTGACAAGAGAATAGTGATACTGCCAACAGACATGTTAACAGTATCACCATAAATACAACGAGCCTATGCTTATTCATAGATCAGTTCTGGCTCATTGATCAATCCCCAATAGAAATCGTAATCGTCTTTTGTCCACAATCCTCTCTTAACAAGAAGACCGGTAATAATCCTATCATGTTTCTGATTTCTGCAGGATATGGATAGACGAATAAGCTCTTCGTCACTCTTCTTAGTGAAGAAGGCATAGTCTGAGTTAAATGCTGCGTGTCCCATCTCTTTTTGCTATTACAGGATAACGAAGTGCATGCTTATCAAGAAGGAACCGGGCGTGTTCAGGTGAATAACCATGAACAACCCCATTTTCATTACGTAAGTGGCCCGAATCATGCCACATTGATACATGAATACCAGCCTGGTGTAAAATAGGCTTTACATTGATGTCTTTATCAAAATAGTACATCATGCCAGTATCATATTCATCATCGTAAGTACCATAACCTTTATATTCCCAGGCAAGAAGTCCTTTCTCTGGGTTAAAGCGTAAATTGTCAGGAATGTCATCATAAAAAGCCTTTTCGTTTGGCTCTTCATCGGTATTGATACCCCAGATAAAGGCGCCAACAACAATAGCAAACATTCCAATCCCACAGATCCATTTCCAGTGATCTATTTGATAGATACAGGATATAACTCCAACAGCAAAACCAAGAACAACTAGAATGGCTGCACTCACGTTAACTATTCGTTTCTTACTCATTGTCAGCATATTTTTCAGCCATGATTTTATGTGTCAGTTTGCAAGAAAACTGATCAGAAAGATCTCCTTTAAGATAAATAGCACCATGGTACATCAAAGCACCTTGATACTTAACAACGAGAAAATCCATTTCACATTCCACATTACCAGGCATGTAAGTAATAGGATAAACACCTGTTTCAGAAGGGACATCTCCATCAAGGAGAATAGGTTCATCAGCATAAGCACGAGTTTTTAATGCTCCTACAAGCTGGAGAGAGAGAAATGATCCTTCATTTTTTCCTGTTGATTTGATGAAGGGTGGACATGGAACACCAGGATAACCTGTAAATGGTTCACCGAATCCGATGTTCGGAGAGGTAATTACTAATTGTTTCATTGTGTTGTGTATTAGGGTTCAAGATTAAATTTCTTAGGATGATAATAGATCCAGGTACAAGTACCATAATAGATAAGATACAGACCAATAGCAATAGAGATATTGATCTTTTCTTCTCTTGTGGGCATAACAACAAGGGCTACAAGTAGTAAAACTACGAGCCCAATAGTGATAAGAAGAGACATGAATCCCATTAATTGTGTCATGAGTCCATCCCTTCTACGGCCAGACAGAGTATTCCTCCGAAGACCATTATTAATACAGCAAGTTCCATATTACTTATGTTTAAGGTTTGTAGGCTGATAGGGTATCGGTCCCTATAGATTCTGTTCCAAACCAGCCTAACCTGTGTATTTTATTATCATATAAGCTTTATCACACAGAGATAAGGCTTAACTTCGGACCTAAAGGGAATAGATAAGGAGAGAGTCCCGGGTAACTTACCATGGAAACACCGGGAACTCTCATGACTATTCAAGATAAGGATCTACAAGAGTCCTACCTGAATAATCTTGTCTTGAACAAGCATCAATTAAGATGTTGTCGGGAACAGTAGCCATAATTATAGCTACATTCATAATGTCTCTTCTAGCTAAGTCATTCCAGAGTACATAAAGATCTGTTCCTTTAATGCCTAATCTCTGGAGCTTCCTGAAAGCGGTCTCAAGGATAGGGGAACTACGTAATACCGAAAGAAAGGAAGCAGCTCCTGGATTCCCAGCAGCCATAGCAATCAATTCATCCATCTGTATCATTCAGCACTCCTTTCTTGTTCGGTAGCTTCATAATCAGCTTGCATAAGAGCACCATCAATGATCATGCTGATTTCAGAACAGATATACGTAGCAGCTGAGTCATTCTTATGATATGTGAGGATTTCTTCAATGAACTTCTTAAAGTCCATCATGTATTCAACCTCTTTATCAAAGGAATAACCCACTGTGTTACGCGTGTCAAGGCATGCGTTTCCCAACGCAATACGGATGAACAGGATCAGACCATTGCGAACAGCAAGCTTCTCAATGGACTTGATGACAGGATGAAAAGCAGCAAGCTCTCTCCTGATTGCGTGTAATACATATTCTGTCATTGTCCCCTCCCTTCCGTCTCGGACTGAGTGTATCCACCAGGCCAAATGGTATCGAAGTTCACGGGAACTTTACAGAGCTCTTCCTTCTTATCATTAAGAAAGGCTATGTATGCATCATCCCTTTTTCGGGGAGCAGCGGGAACTACTACCTGGTTAACTAAACCTACCTGGTTCTTAACCCCCAACAATTTAATCTCTTCCATGTCGAATATATAAAAGGTTAAACACTAATTTCAGAGTAAACAGGGAGAACATTATCCTCCCTGTATTTGCTGCCTGACTCCTATTAATAGGTTCTGAGGAACATCCTCAACGTGTGTTAGCGCACACTTCTGTTTGTTTTTATCATAAATCTATCCCACAATACCCCCGAACTGTACAATATCTACAGCCCTACAAGCATACTATGAAGACTATCTTAACCAATCTAACCCCAACCACCCCGAACTATTACCCCCTTTCATTATTAATACCCTATATAGAATATAATAAAGTATAATAGAGAATAATAAACAATTAAGCACCCTCAAAGGTGTCTCATGCGTGAGCATAAATCTCACCTTCAATATCTTATGGTTTAAAAGGGAGAGAGAGAAGGATTTCTCCTTCCCTCTCTTTGCTGTATTACACAGCGGACTCAAGACGACCACGCTCATTCACAACGATAGCGATTTCATCGCCTACGTTATGGTCGAGGATAGTCTGAAGCACTTGTTTGTTAGGAACAAATGTTTCGAGAATATCTCCTTTGCCGTCTACCTGAAACCTGATCTTGGTGACAGGTTTGGTAAACACAGCAAATGGCGGGACGGTAGTCATCCCATTCTCCTCTTTGTCATACAGTACAATTGTCTGCTTGCCACGAATAGTCAGCGGTGCAGGTGAATCGAACGTTGCTACATTGTCAATGTCGATGTTGTACTCCTTTGCATAAGATACTTTTGCCATAATAGTTTGGTTTGCACCTCCGGTAGTGGGAACCCCCCACCGCACCTGGCGCATGCCAGCGAAGCGTTATGTTTATGTGGGGTACCTTATGATCTCGCATATATATTATAGGGGAGGTACCTTATGAGTTTATATATATGGTATAGGGGTAGGGGTGATACTATATATATGGTATGGGATTAGTGTTGATAATAAATTTGGTTATTATTTGCTTTGTGGGGTTAAAAGTGGTTATTTTGCTCGGGACAAACAAACCATTATAGTGAGAAAGGTGTTGATATGGGATGGGGGTAGGTTACGGGGCTATAATAGTTTGGCTGATTTATGTCGTGAGGAGGGTTTATCTGTGACGACTGTTAACAGGCATAGGGAAGGTGATGAGAGTGTTGTTGGGTTACGGGTTGTTTACTGGGTAGATTTTGGTAAGGATAGTAATAAGGTAAGGCGGCATGGTTTTGTGTGAGTATTAATTTTAACTTTGTGATATGGAGTATTTATTTGACAGGGAGTTGTTGCGGAAGCAGATGACAATGGAGAACAGGTACAGTATTGGTGTTGATGTTTCTGATGATGAGCAGGCGTATTGTCTAATGCGCAGTCATAAGAATTTTGGTACGGGGACTGAGGTTATTTTGTGTAATGTTCGGCATGACAGGGAGGAGTTCAAGGCTGAGGTAGAGAACCTGGCCCAGTATTTTGGTGCGGAGATAATTGGTAATTTTTAGGATATGGACAGGTACAGTAGTCACTTGGGTACTTTGATCAGGATGTTTAAGAACTATCCTGTTAAGAAGGTTCTGGAGTTTGGGTGTGGTGAGTATAGTACGGGGTTCTTCCTGGCGCATGGGGCGGATGTGACGAGCATCGAGATGCAAGATCCTGACTGGGCGATGAAGGTGACGCAGATGTTTCCACATGCGAAGATCAAGGTTGCTATTGGTCCGGATCTGTGGTGTACTTTGAACCTGGAGGAACGGTATGATCTTATTTTCGTGGATGGTCATGGGGAGAGCAGGCCTGAGTGTGTGAACTGGGCTTTTGAGCATACGGATATCGTGGTGGCACATGACACGCAGACGGACTGGTATGGGTGGGGGAGAGTCAAGTTTGATCCTGAGGAGTGGGAGAGTTGGACAAATACTACGGTTGTACCGTGGACTACTGTTTTTTTAAGGAGGACGTTATGACGGATTTTGAGAGAGAGTTCGATGAGTTCATCGATGGTAGGTTTTATGCTGAGGAGATAAGCCAGGTTCGAAGAGAGATTATGAGGGCAGTGGCAAAGTATCTTCTACCAGTGTGGGCAGATCACTACGATCCTCAGAGGCTTAAGGAGGACGCTGAGTTTCTTTCGAGTTGTCTAGTCAAGGGTCCTGATTATAAGGAGGAGTATTCCTGGAAACTGGATGGGTATAATGTTCCTCACGAAGAGAGTAAGATTTTTGGCCCAAGAAACATTGAGACGATGGTTTGGTTCCCAGGGGAACGTGGGCATGACGAAGCGGATGTTCAGGAGTATGGGATGTTTGGAGGACCGGTGTTTTATCTGAAGTTCCCATCACATGATGAACATGTTCGGAGTGTGGATAGAGTTCTCGATTATTGTACTTGTAAACTTCCAGCTATCTATGCTTCTGCCTCTGGGCATTTCGTGTGCAGGGTTTGCCTGAAGGAGGTTTCTAAAGAACGTTTTGAGATTGAGATGAAAGATTTGGAGAGGACGCAGAGTGCGTTCCAGGAAAAGGCTAAGAACGCAAATGACGATTTGGCATTATGACACAGCATGAGAGAATATTGAAGGAGTTATCGGAGGAATATCATATAGATCCTCGGATTATTGATGAAGTGGTGAAGCATTATCTTGGGATGATACGTAGGATCATAGGGTCCGGGTCTTTTTTGTCGGTGGATATCCGTGGCCTAGGGAAGATACGGCCGAAACCGTATATCCAGAAACAGATCATCCTGGGACGCGACCCTTTTGCGGACACAAACCAGAGGAGAATAGAGAAAGGACTTCATCCGAACGTGAAGCTCACCAAGAAAGACATCTTAAACAACCTGGATTATGGAAAACAGAAAGACACTACCAAGTCTCACTGAGACGAGTTATATCCCGAGTGAAGACTCGATGTATTCTTATGGTGAATTTCATAGGATACCCTATTATCCTAAGATGGATCTCGTGGAGTATGTAAGATCTGAGGGGCCAGAGTGTATTCTGAAGACCTTGGTAAGGATCAAGCGAGATAGATTATGGTACAAGATCCCATGTCAACGGTCCGTAGTTCTCCCAACTCTCAAGATGGTATCTGGAAAAGAGCTTCATCCATCCAACACGATCAAGCTTATTTCAGAGCTTTATAAGTCAATTATTGCTATGTGCCAGAATGTGCAGTATCTTTATGTCGTCGATCCAGACTACCCCGGGACGAAAGACATGATTGATGATCTACAGATCGAGGAGTCGGAGAGATTGCGTATGTTGCAGAAGTTCTAATATAATATGGTATGAGCAAGATTCACATCAAGCCAGAAAACAAGGGGAAGCTTCATAAGAAGTTGTCTGTTCCCGAGGGGAAGAAGATCCCTGCCTCCATGTTACAGATCAAAAAAGGAGATAGTCCTTCTACGGTTAAGCAGAAGACCTTCGCCAAGAATGCACGAAAATGGAACCATAAATGATCATAGAAGAGATTATCCAATACGAACCCTTTAAGACTCTATGGAGGCGAAATAAGAGGGCTGAGGGAAAGGGAATGGCGATCATGGATTGTGAGTATGTCTATTACATGTACTCTTTCCGATCCGACAATCCATATCGTGTTCTTCCTGAGCCGAAGAGAATGGAGGAACTGAAAGAGGTAATCTATAAAGGAAAGTACCGTGAAGACCCGGTCATCATCTGGGCACTGGAGAAGTGGAAAATGATGAATAACACAACTGACAACAAGTTACTTACCACGGCCATGACGGTAGCCGAGAAACTTGTTGATCACTTGAACAAGATAGATTGGGAGTCAAGGTCTATTAAGGTAGGAGAGATCCTAAACGACCTGGAGAACATATCCAAAGCGAAAGGCATCCTGGACCAATTGAAGAAGTTTAAAGCAGCCGCTGACGCGAACATGGACCAACAATTGGGACGTGGACAGCAAGAGATCAGCGATTTCCAAGACGCATCAATTTACGATCAGTATGTTTCTAAGCCAGAAGATTAGAGGATTACGCTCCGCAGCCGAGTTTTTCGAGAAGAACGGTGTCTATACCGAATTAAGAAAAGGAACACAAGAGAGAAAGAAGTTCTGGCTTGAAGAGGCTAGGCGTAGCTTGTACGGATATGAGGTGGATGGGTTATGGATACCCGGGTACTTCTACTATTATCTGAACTATGGACGTATTGATAATACATTCCGAAAAGAAATTGTCGTACAGGGAGTACGTAGGGAAATGGCAGTGCGTGAGGAGTCTTTCCCTGACTTTTGGGACTACGATAAGGTTTACTTTGACCATATTGAAGCCTGCGAACGGGCAGGAAAGTTCACTTCAGTCATTAAGGCCAGACGTAAGGGGTATTCTTTTAAGGGAGGGGCCATGTTGGACAGGAATTATCATCTCATTCCCAATAGCAAATCGTATGCTGTCGCTTTTGAAAAAGAGTTCTTGACCAAGGATGGTCTTCTCACCAAGGCCTGGAACACGATGGACTGGGTGGATCAGCATACTGACTGGAATAAACTCAGACAGAAAGCGAATACATCCATGCACCGCAGGGCGAGTTACATCGATGCGATGACAGGGATCGAGAAAGGATTTAAGAGCGAAATCATTGGGATCTCAGCCAGGCATAACCCAGATAAGGTCAGGGGAAAAGCTGCGAAACTCATCCTCCTGGAAGAGGCTGGTATGTTCCCGGAACTCATCAATACCTGGAATATCGCTACCGACTCTATCAAGGAAGGAGACATGGTTCTTGGTATGATGATCGCCTTTGGTACTGGTGGAGAACAGGGTGCTGATTTCGAGGGTCTGAACAAGATCTTTTTTCACCCAGATGCGTTTAACTGTCTTCCTGTTCCGTATGACTGGGATGACCTTTATGCAAAACCTACTGGATTCTTTGTCCCGATCTATAAGAATCTCAAGGGATTCATAGGCGATGACGGAGTAAGTCTTGATGATAAAGCTATAGAATATGAAAAAGCAATGCGCCTACAGAAGGAAGAGTCCTCTGAAGACTCGGTCAACATCGATCAATATATTGCAGAACACCCGTTCAATCCTTTCGAAGCCGTCCTTCAGCTCAGAGGAAATATCTTTCCAAAGAAACAACTCCTGGAACAGCTCCTGGCCGTTGAGCAGAAAGCTGAGTACATTAATCTTGGGCAGAAAGGAACTCTCTCATTTAAAGGAAAGACCATACCAGAGTGGACCGGAGATGAGAGTCTTAAGGCAATTACTCAATTTCCACTTGAAGGAAATAAGAATGCCGAGGGGTGCATCGTCATCTATGAGCATCCTGAAACAACGGAGACTGGGTATGTCCCAGACTACCTCTATATTGCTGGCATCGATTCATACGACTACGACTCCTCAAATACTGACTCGCTGGGATCATGTCTCATATACAAACGGTTCTACCGTCCTGGGCATGAACATAACCTTATAGTAGCAGAATATACCGGTCGTCCAGCGACAGCAGAAGAGTTCTACGATAACTGTGGGATGTTACTCTTATACTATAATGCTATTGCAATGTATGAAAATCAGAATATTGGCATTGAAAAGCATTTTGTAAAACGTCACTGGTATCATCTCCTTGCTGACAGTCCTAAGCTGAAAGACGTAATTAAGAACTCCAAAGTTATGCGTCCAAAAGGTGTTCATATGCCAATAGAAGTAGTTGGTTATGGGGAGCGTTTGGTAAAGAAGTATTTAGGTGGAATTGACGATACTATTCATAACTATCAGAAAATATTCTGTCCTCCACTACTTAGGGAGCTCATAAGTTACAATTCTAAAGGTAACTTTGACCGTGTACGTGCGCTTATGTGTGTACTTATCTATGAGGCCGAGCTTTACAATGTTGAGGTTAAGGGAGAAAAATACAATGGGTTGGACTATATGCCAAAACATCTTTTCAAGAAACGAGAAATAACTACATTTAGATGAGTACACGTCCAGTCCAGAAACTTAAGTCAACGTCAAAAACACCGAAATGGGTAGGAACTAATGTAGACTGGATCATCACTAAATCCAATATCATCTCTTCAGAGACAACACAGTATCGTTCAATGGACGATGAGGATGTCCCGCTGAACAGATTGTCGAGGATGGGCCTCAATTATGACGCGTACAATAGTCAGTATCTTAAAAGAGAAGTAGAGTATCTTACAAATCCTTTCGGATTACCAGAATCAGACGTTGAGTTACCTACAATTCCACAAAATGTCAATATTATAAGACCGCCTATCGATCTCCTTATTGGGGAAAAGATAAAGCGGCCTTTTCGTTATACGATATTAGAGGTAGGACCAGCGATGACATCCTATATGGAGGGCTACAAGAAGAGTATGCTGCTTCAAAATATGGTTGCTCAGATCGAAAACCAGGTCTCTGGAGAACAAAAACTACCAGAACAGTCCTACGAACAGATTCAAAAGTACATTCATTACACATCAAAGAACATTTACGAACGCGCAGCCTCTCTTCTGCTTGCAAAATATCGTAAACAGCTCTTCATTGATGACAAAATGCTTGAATGTTGGAAGGATGCGCTCATCGCTGGTGAAGAAATTGCATTTGTTGGCGATGGATTCGACTCTCCAGAGGTAGAACGCATCAACCCGATGATGTTTGACTACGAAAGACACCAGGATTTGGTGTATATCGAAGATGCATCATGGTGTGCCCGTAAATTCTACATGTCTTTAGGCAAAATTCTTGATAGTTTCAATCTTACAAATGCCCAGGTCAATAAATTGGCCGAACATTATGACGTTGGGGGCACTGGATTCCAAGAATATGACACAACTTACAGATTTTCCCCCATCGACACACACGATTTTAACTCCAGTGGTGAAGTTCTTGGCGTTTATCACGTATGTTGGGAGTCCTGGGAGAAGATTGGATATCTTAAGAAAGAAAATGACCAGTCAATTGACATAGACATCGTTGATGACACCTATATCCCTCAACTGGGAGACGTAATTGAGTGGGATTGGCGTAATTCCATCTGGGAAGCTTACAGAATAGATGAAGACATCATCGTAAATGCTCGTCTTACTGATTACGATAAGCTTCCTTACATTGGAACAATCATGAACAATACCAATACCAGGAATATCTCCTTGGTAGAGTTGCTCAGGCCACTCCAGGCGATGTATATCGAGATTGTATGGCGGCTATTACTAACCTTGGCAAGAGATAAGGGTAAGATCCTCAACTTTGAGATCACGAGTATCCCAAAACAATTTGGATTTGACACAAAAAAATGGATGCACTGGCTTTCCTTCGTTGGAGTAAACCTTATGCACCAGAATGATGAAGGATGGGATCAGCGGAAGAACTCTCCAAACATGTCTCCTCATCTTTCTCAGTCAGATCTATCCATGGCTCCAGTAATCCGTGAGTATATCGGGTTAATGGACAAGATTGAAGAGTTGGTCGGAACAATGTCTGGAATCAACAAGCAAAGACAGGGGCAGGTAGCTCCTTCTGAACTTGTAGGGAACGTAGAGCGTTCAATCATACAGTCAGGAACTATCACAGAGCCCTGGTTCGCAAAACAGAACTTCTTCGAGAAGAGAGTATACAATGCTATTCTCGAAAGCGCACAGCGCATGCTTCAAGGAAAGAACGAGACCGTAATGATGGCACTGGATGATATGTCCCGTGAGTTCCTTACCATTCCTCAGGACTTCCCTTACAAGAATCTCAACATTTTCATCTCTGATGCAAACGATGATCTCAAGAAACTGGAAGCAATGAGGTCTCTCGCAGGCCCAGCCATGCAGTCTGGTGCTACCCTGGGAGAAGTTGGTGAAATCTATATCTCTGATAACATCGCGGACATTATGGGTAAACTCAAAGCTATCGATCAGAAGAAAGAAGAGATTCAGAAAGCTCAGAGTGAGCAGGCACAGAAGATTGCAGAGATGAATACCCAGTCGGCTGAGAAGATTCGTGCAGAACAAAGCAGAATTGAGGACAAGAAGATTGAGTGGTCATACAAACAAGCTATTGACGTAGCAAACATCAACCATGGATCCAGTGTAGAAGAAAAGTCTGTAGAGACTGCTACCGACGATATACCAGAGAAGAAATTAAATCTGGATATGCGTAAACACATGGACGATCTTGAACAAAGACAAACAGAGCATCAAGATAAAATGAAGTTAGAACGAGAAAAGTTAGCAAAACAAAAACAAAAAGTATCATGAAAGGCACAAAAAAAGGCGGGAAAAAAGGTGGAAAGAAAGGTTGTTAAAACCTAAGTACGCATAATCAGATGAGATTATGTTTATCCTTTTAAAACAAATCATTAATTACTAACTACTTTTAAAACAAACAATTTTATGGACCCCACAATCCAGACTCCAGTTAAAGATGAAATGAAGGCGAACGGTGACTATATTGATCCGATGGCAGCTTTGAGTGACGACACAGGAGCACCCGATGTAGATGACGACGGTAATCCTGTCATCGATTCTTACGTAGCTCCTACAGTAGACACTCCTGCTCCAGCAAAGAGCAAAGATGATACTCCTGTAGAACCATCGGTCGATGATAAGCCGAATGATGTCGTAACAGAAGATGCCGTTGATCTGGAAACAGACGAGATGGTCCCTCTTTTCTTCGATGTACTTCAAGAAAAATGGGGATTAGATATTCCTGACGATAAGAAACCAAAATCCATTGAAGAATTTTCAGACTTCATGGACCAACTTATCGATGCCAATACAAAACATGAGTATTACAATGAAGATTCTCAGCAATTTGATTCTTTCTTACGTAACGGAGGAGACCCTAGGGTATTTCTTCAGGCTACTGGAGCGAAGAAAATGGTAGAGGCTCTTGATTTGGAAAACGAAGAAGACTGTAGACTTGGCTTACAGATGTATTGGGAAAAGAAAGGTCTTGATCCAGATGAAATCAAGGCCGAGATCAAGAAGTCAGAAAAACTTGACACAATCAGAGAGGATGCAGCAGAGAAGATGCCAAAGCTTAAATCGCTTGTAGCACAGGAGCAGAGTCAATTGGTAGAAAATGCCAAACTCGCTGAACAGAAACGTCAAAATGACATCAATGAATATAACAATGGTCTTGTATCTGCAGTAAAGTCAGTGAAGTCAGTTATGGGAATTGAGTTTACCGATAATCATCGGAGAGAACTCTTGCCATATATGACACAGAGGGACGCAGAAGGATTTACTCCTATGCTTCGTGACTACTACGCAGATCCTTACATGTACAATGTTATCACAGCATTCGCCTACAAGAACAAAGACAAGATTCTGGAGATGATGGGTGAACCAGCCAAAGACAATGCGATAAAAACCTTTAAAGAAAAACAGAAGGAGATTGCCGCTAAAAAGAGAGCCACTTCCACGGTAGACCCCAGTGGGGATGGTGAAGATCAATTTTTGATCAGAGCGCGAGGGGTTGAAAAACGTGATTAAAATTTTTAAACTATGAACAACAACATTTTAGGAGGGCTCCAGATCATTAACACAAGGAATGCATCTGGACTCGTAGAGACAAGGTCTCTAGACCATCTCCTGGCTACCAAGCCATACGAGATGGGAACGATCCTCTCCCAAATTTTTGGTAACTATAAGGGTGAGGAAGTAAACGTCCTTGACGCAGTTACCCGTGGTTTGGGTCGTGTTCAAAAGATCGAGATCGATGCCTTCGAATATGATTGGGGCGTTGAGATGGCTTTTGACGAAAGCAACCCGATTGTTCGGGCCGAGTGGAACGGGGCAACTGTTACATCCACAGACTTTGCTGGATTAAACAATACTACCGTTAATCTCTATGTAAAGAATCCATACTACGGAGTTGGAGCGATTCTGTCTTTCGACAATCGTGACATCCAGGTACGTGTTCAATCACCAGGATTCCAGTTTGGGGAATCTTCCTGCTACTCAGTTGTTATGGCTGATGGTAATCCGGAAAGCTATATTCCTTACAAGTATTTAGTACCTGGGAAGAGAGTGGCTCGTGAAGGTTCAGCTTACGAAGAAGGTTCTAACGACGCTGACATCCTGAACTACAACAACTCTGTTAAGTTACGGAACAAGATTACTACATCTCGTATGAAGTATGATATCACTCGTTCTGCAGCTACTACAAAGACCATTGTAGAATGGATCGATCCTAAGTCGGGAAAGAAATCCTATTTCTTCACGGACAAACAGAAATGGACTGCCTGGAGGGAATGGTATCGTAGGCTTGACAACTATAACGTATACTCACGTTACAACACACGTCCTGATGGAACCGTAAAGGTATTCGGTACCAACGGTCGTCCAGTTCACGTAGGAGCTGGTCTGTTCCAACAGTTCTCTCCTGCCAACAACCGTCCATATACCAGGATGACTCCGTCATTCATTATGGATATGCTGTCTGACCTTTCTTATAACAAACTTGGAAAAGGCGAGAGGAAATTCTTGGCCCTCACAGGTGAGATGGGAATGCGTAACTTCTCTCAGATGCTGGAGACTAAAGCAGCAAACTTCCAACTGACCGATACCGTGTTCGTATCCGGATCTGGCCAGAACCTTACCCTCGGTGGACAATTCACTACCTGGAAACTATACAATGACATCGAACTCACTGTAGCTCCTTTCCGTTGGTTAGATGATCCTTCACTTAACCGTATCATGGATCCACTTACCAGGCGTCCTGCTTCTAGCCAGGATATGTACTTCCTGGATATTGGTCATCGTGATGGCGAAGCCAACCTCCGTAAGATTGTCAAGATGGGTTCTGAAAACCTTGTTTGGCATACCGGTGGTTCTATTGCGCCAGATCGTAACACGATCAAAGATGTCAACACCCTCCGTTCAAACGGATATGATGGGTATACTGTCAACTTCTTAACTGAAGGTGGTATCATGCTCGCTGACGCTTCTACTTGCGGTGTTGCTAAATACAATGTTATTTAATTAATCCTTAATCCCACACACAATGCCTATTACAATTAGATTAATCGAGAACAAAGACTGGCCTCACAGAACCCTATATCCAGGTTGTACCAAGCATATAGGGCCCTACCTTGACGAGCATTCAGGTCGTCGGTATACGGGCTTTAACCAGGAGAATGAAGCAGATAGGATTCGTTTAGAGAAGGAGTTACATACCGATCTCTCTGAGCGTTCTGAGTTCTGGGATTTCTTCACCATTCCTCTCGCTGAGGATGATCTTATACTTTATCCTGAGAACGAACCCCAAGACGAGTTGAAATCCATTTTCATGGCTGGACATGCTCAGGGTTGCAATGCTGAGAATGGCGTTGACCCAACCAAGGTATTCGTGATTATCGATGAAGAGAAGAGTGCCGAAGAAGCAAACAAGAAAGCAAAATTAAGACGCAAAATCCTCAGATCAGTTGATGATATGAGCGATGATGATGTTCGAAACTGTCTCCGTTTATTCGGTATCAATCCACAGGGCGTTAGCAATAATGTCTGCAACCATAAGTTAGATGAGATAGTGGAACAACAGCCACAAAGATTTAACGATCTCTGGCTGAACAATCCGCAAAGGAGTACTTACATCCTATTTCATAAGGCTATTGGTGCTAATTTAGTTGTAAAGACAAAAGGTGTGTACACCTACAATGCAGAAGTATTGGGAACTACTCCAGAACAGTGTATCGCGTATTTAAGTAGTGATAACCATTTGGAAACACGTCAAGGGATAGCGTTATCTCTGGAGGGACAACAACCGAAAAAAAGAAACACAAAGGCTGCTGAGGCCAATGCAGAATGACAATTACGGAGCAACATAAGAGCTTTATGCTGAAATGTGAGGGATACGAAAACCTCATGTACCTCGACTGGGACCCAGTTGAAGTGGACTATTGGCTCAATGAAGCTATCCGTATGTTTACGAATGAACGCTTCTTTGGATGGAAGGGCAAAGGGTTCGAACAGAATCAGAAGCGTGTTGAGGATCTCAGAACCTTATTAACGGATTACCCGATCAGTCCAATTGTATTCCCAACAGTCCCTGGTTCTCCAGAGGAAGTTGCGATGCAACATATCATGAAGAAAACCAATGGATATTATTTCATACTTCCGGTTGACTACAGGTATGTGGATGAAGAACAAGTGGTCTGTACCTACAAAGGAAATTCAATCGTTTGGGGTATAACCGAGTGTGTGGGCGACAGTTATGATTCAATGATTGCCGATCCTTTCTCTGGGCATAGGCTCAAGCTCGGAAAGGCTAAACCGTTAAGAAGATTTATTGATGGAGTTGTTGAGCTTATTACGGATGGAAAGTACCCCATTTTGGAGTACAGGATTCGAGCAATAAGAAACCCTGCAGTGGTAGCCTATCCCAGTGTTTCGTTCCCAGGAGGAGTCAGTTGTGATCTTCCCGAACTCGTTCATAACGAGATTGTAGAGAAAGCAGTGACTCTTGCTAATGCAAGGATTGGGGATGTAAATAAGTATAAAATCTCTTTACAAGAAGAAACCAAAAATTCAATTTAAAAAATGGACACAAAAGTAAATCACCTGATCGTCGGTAAAGATATCGGCCGTACCAGCCAGGTTACTCTTGGAACCGCAACTGCAAGTGCCACCCTCGCTGAGGGAGAGATTGTATTGCTTGACAAGAATATGCAGCTGTTAGGACCATCTCCTTCCAAAAACGATTCTGATGTTATCTACATCGGAGTAGGACTATCCCAGACTTTTTACAACCCTGGGCAATCTACCTACACGAAACGCGCTATGCGTTTAACTCCAGCGATTACAAACCCAATCAAGTTTGAATCCGCTACGTATGTTGCTCCTGTTTTAAAGAAACAGCATATTGCTATGCCAGCAACCACTCTTCCTACGACCGTTAAGGCCAACGAAGAAAGTGTTGTATGGGTAAACTACATCGATCCTCACGTTGTTCAACTGAGTAATGGATTATTCATCCAAACCTGGAGAATTATCCCATCTCAGTATGGTCTTGCTTCTGGATCTACTGCTCTTGCCAAAAAGTTCGAGACCCTTATTAATGCTGATGCTGATGCTCGGGTTGTTGCCCTTGCAAACACAGCTGGAACTGGTCTCTATCTGACAGCAAAACAAGTCACTACCTCGGATATTTCCACAGTAGATGAGTTCTTTCAAATCGACTTCGATACCTTCTTCTATCATGCCGACTCTTTAGGAGTAGAAACTGTGCCTACTGTCAATACAGTTGCTACAACCAGTGAGACAAATTATGGTAAGGGATCATGGTATGAAATGAAGAACCTTGAGCGTTCTAGCAAACCTTACGAAGGTGCTGGATCAGAACTTGCTTGGCCTCCCGACACATTCCTGGATGATTGGTCCGTTGGAAGTGATTCCTCTATCAAATTCAATCAGATCTGGCTTACTTACGAGAAACACCCATCTGACACGAATCTTACGATTAATACTCATACCAACGAGTCTGTCTGCATCGCTGTAAAATATGGGACCACTCCAAACCAGTGGCAAACCATCCTTTCAGATCTGCAGGATTGGGTCGCTTCATGGGGTGTCGCAATTTAACATAGGAGGAACAGAAAATGGCACAATACAAAGTTAAATCTACCAAGTATTCCTTCGCTCTCCATGGTGGGACAACTGGAATGCATTACCTGGGAGCTTGGCTTCCTGCTGGCGCAATTGTGAGGAACGTAGTTCTTCAGAAAGTAACCGCAGCTGCAGCCACAACGAAAACCCTGGCATTATATCTTACCAAAGACTCCACTGTTACAACTGGTATTCAGTTGTTTACTGGTGTTACTGGTGGAAATCCTGCTTATTGGGCTACGGCTCTTACTGGAATCCGGATCGACAATGATAAAGCAATTCTGACTATCCCGCGTCAATTGGCTATCAATACTAATGGTGCGCAGACAGCTGGTGCTTACAATATTCTTGTTGAGTACATTAAATAATTAACCTGAAGTATGGGGGCTCTGGGGTGTCTCCCAGTTCCCCCTACTTCAAATTCAAATCTCATGGCCTTAGAGTTAGATATGATTCAATGCGTGACAGATGGGTGCAAGACTCTTCTGTTAACCGATACAACCGGTACTTACGCTGACCCAGGTAACTTAACTGGCTGGGGATTACCAAATGCTGATATTGCTTGGACTGATAATGCTTCTGTGGTAATTACGATAACTACTCCTGATGAAGTACAGCATATAGTATGGGTTCAACAAGATCTTGGCATAGATTATACCACAGATCTTCTTGAGTTTCCGATTACCAATGTACTCTTGGGATTAGCAGTTGATGAGACTCTTCCAGAAGGAGTCTATGAGACCGAACTCTATCTTGTCAATGACGGGACAGAATTTACACTTAAAAGAAGGTTTTACGTACTGTGTAATATGCAGTACAAAATTGATTCTTTATTGGTAGACTACGTAAACAGCGAACTCTGTAACGAAGTAGACAATAGAAAAATCGAAGATATTTATGCAGTATTCCTCCTTTGGAGAGCTTTCCAGGAAAGTGTTGCATGTGGGGCAGAAGACCAGGCAGATGACATATACTGCCGATTAAATAAAATGCTAAAATTATTGTAAGATGGCTTGTACAAAATGCGGGAAGTTACATGGAGTTGCAGGAAGTTGTAACTGTTCGTCTATAGAGACGCTCCCATACTACTCTGGCCCTATGGGTTACCAAGGTCCTCAGGGACCACAGGGACTTGAGGGAAGTCAGGGAAATCAAGGAAGTCAAGGTCCGCAAGGATCATTTGGAACTCAAGGTAATCAGGGATCACTTCCAAACTATCTTACAGTAGATGATGATACCTTATGGGTACCAGCATCTTATACAGGAAATGGAAATGACTGGAACCACGCAAATACTGTAATCCGCTTTTGGGTCAATGGAATAGAGCAAGACATCTCAGGAATTTCTTTCAATTCAGCAATCGCAACGATTGTACATCTTGATGGTCCGGAGCTTAATCACTCAGAGTCTGCAGAAGGACCTGGCCTTTATGGAAAGAGAACGAACTTTACCTCTTCTATTGATCCCTTTGATCTCGGTTCTACAAGTGCTCAGTATGAAGCGCGTTATGTCTATAACGGGGTGACATACAGAAAGGCATTCAATATCAACTACAACGTAGAAGGTCCTCAAGGATGGCAGGGTTTCCAGGGGCGTCAAGGTACAACAGGCGCAGACGGAGTTCAAGGTCCCCAGGGATCTAACTCAGTTGGTGCCCAGGGAGTACAGGGTCCATCAAATACATCAGAATTCAAAGTAGGTACTTTTACTCTTACTACCTACATGCTTAAGAATACAATCAGTGGAGAAATTGCTATCATTACTCCAGACTCATCTGCTTATGTTGATCTTCTTAGTATTGTAGGAAAAAACATGAAAAATTATGCTGGAACATGGTCTGGAACTGCTCTTAATATTCGAGTAGCAGGACAATCTTCTGATATTTGTGAATTTGAAAAAGGATTTATGGAAAGTCCTGTAGTTAGAGTTGATGTGATTCATCCATCAGGGAATTTACTTAATACGTCTCCTGGATATAGTATCGTTGCTCAAGCTGATAACTATTCTCAATCTGGAGGAAGTCCTGGAGGAGAAATCGTTTTAAATTTTGTCTGGAGAGAAGTAATCATTTAATAGTCTAGTCCTATGTCTGGTCCTAAAAGATTAAGTTATCAAAGGTCCTGGATCGGAGTAGATGAGCAGAGATTAGGGCTCTTAGATCGAGGAAGCATAAGCAGTAGTCTTGGGTTTCCCAGGGCTAAGGAAGTCATTACAGGTTGGCATTATAGAATTGCCGTAACAACAGTTACGGACAACAATGCTACTAGAACAAATACTGGAACTACTTGGGTTGAAGGTGATCACATTTACTGGTCTGGTAAAGGCTGGGTATTTGTAGGAAACGATCTCCTTACTCTCAATGATAAGGGAGATGAAGGGGTTCAGGGTTCTCAAGGAGTTCAGGGACCGCAAGGTCCTCAGGGATATCAGGGAGTAAGTATTACTGGGGCTACAGGTCCTGCTGGTGGTCCTCAAGGAAATCAAGGTCGTCAGGGAACACATGGTCATTATGCTGGTAATGGAAGACGCTGGGTATGTCATGGAACAGGTGGAGCAACTTATTTTCGCCCATCCAACTATCTTATGTCTTCTTGTATCTGGATAGAGATTCACGATATTGATGCAGATAATGTTGACCAGGATCCTTTACTTGATATCTGGGAGCCAAATGACTTTATTCAAATTGAACGTTGGGGAAAACCAGAAGAAGTCCTTACCGGTCGTCTTACTACAATAGGAACAAAATCATTTGGCCGAAGACTTTTCCAATTTACACCACTCTCTTCAAGTCCTTCTATCTACTTTGGTAATGGTCTTGATTATATCATCATCTTCTCAAAAAGTGGAGAAGGAGCTGGCCCACAAGGACCATCTGCAATTGGGATACAAGGTCCGCAGGGACCTGGTCCAGGAGTACAAGGACCACAAGGACCTAACGGAGGTATTCCTGGTCCACAAGGATTCCAAGGAAATCAAGGAAGACAGGGTGTTTGGGGTCCGCAAGGATATCAAGGTTTTGAAGGAAATCGTGGAGTTACTGGCCCAAGTGGAGTACAAGGCGACGGAGGAACAGAAGGATATCAAGGTCTTCAAGGTCCAATAGGTATTGGAAATCAAGGGAATCAAGGGAATGATGCAGTTGGATTACAAGGACGCCAAGGGGTCCAAGGGACCCAAGGATCACAAGGTAATCAAGGAATGTCTGGTCCTCAAGGAAATCAGGGATTTACGGGTCTTCAGGGTAATCAAGGTGTGCAAGGTACGCAAGGAGTACAAGGTTCTCAAGGTAATCAAGGAAGACAAGGCAATCAAGGACTAACGGGTGCTGACGGTAATCTTACTGGTCCACTTGGGCCTCAAGGTAATCAAGGCGTACAAGGCGTACAAGGCAACCAGGGTAACCAAGGATTAACTGGTCCACAGGGTGTTCAAGGTTCACAAGGTAATCAGGGACGACAGGGGGTTCAGGGTAGTCAGGGTAACCAAGGAAATCAAGGATTATCTGGAGCAACTGGGAATCTTGGTGCTCAGGGTAACCAGGGAGTACAGGGTAATCAAGGTCGTCAAGGTATAGATGGGACCCAAGGTAATCAGGGCAATCAGGGGCTTACTGGACTACAAGGTTGGCAAGGTGTTCAAGGTATGCAAGGTGCTCAAGGAGCGCAGGGAACGCAGGGAAATACAGGTGCTCAGGGGACACAAGGTAATCAAGGGCGACAAGGGAACCAGGGTCTTACCGGAGCTGATGGGAACTTAACTGGTCCACTTGGTCCTCAAGGATGGCAAGGTAATCAAGGAAGGCAAGGAATAGATGGAACACAAGGTACTCAAGGAGTCCAAGGGACTCAAGGAAACCAAGGACGCCAAGGACCTCTCGCTCTTGATGGCTCTCAGGGTAATCAAGGCAATCAAGGAGATATCGGACCAACTGGATCAAGAGGATTCCAAGGATTCCAAGGACCTCAGGGAACTCAAGGATGGCAAGGAAACCAAGGTAACCAAGGCAACCAGGGACTGACAGGTTCTACTGGGACAAATGGTAATCAAGGTAATCAAGGGAATCAAGGCGTTCAGGGCACACAAGGAACCCAGGGATGGCAAGGTAATCAAGGAGTTGCTGGCCCACAGGGAAATCAAGGGAATATTGGAGCATCTGGAACAAATGGAACTCAGGGAAATCAGGGTAACCAAGGGAATATAGGTACTTCTGGTAATCAAGGGAATCAAGGTAATACAGGAATACAAGGAGCCCAGGGAACTCAAGGAACTCAGGGTAATCAGGGCAACGTAGGAACTACAGGTTTTCAAGGAAACCAAGGGAATCAAGGTTATCAAGGCAATCAAGGTAATCAGGGTAACCAGGGAAGACAAGGTCCTATTGGAGATACGGGTGCGCAAGGTTCGCAAGGAAATCAAGGGAACCAAGGGAATATTGGTGATACTGGAACTTCTGGTACCAATGGATTGCAGGGTAATCAAGGTAATCAAGGTAACCAAGGAAATGTTGGCGCTGGTGTCCAAGGACCTCAGGGTAATCAAGGTCGCCAGGGCAATCAAGGAAATACAGGAACTGATGGAAACTTGACTGGACCTCTTGGGCCTCAAGGATATCAAGGAAACACTGGTTTACAAGGAAACCAAGGAAACCAGGGAAATCAAGGCAACGTTGGAGCTGGAGTGCAAGGTCCACAAGGAACTCAAGGTACCCAGGGTAATCAAGGAAATCAAGGACTTACTGGACCACAGGGCTGGCAGGGTAATCAAGGTAATCAGGGTCGTCAGGGGAATGTAGGTGATACTGGTTCTATTGGTAATCAAGGGAACCAGGGGAATACCGGTATTCAGGGTACCCAGGGTACACAAGGATGGCAAGGTAACCAAGGAAATACGGGAGCAACTGGATTCCAAGGAAACCAAGGTAATCAGGGAGTACAGGGTGCGCAAGGTACTCAAGGTTGGCAGGGAAATCAAGGAAATACTGGTTCTGCTGGATCTGCAGGCGTACAAGGAAATCAGGGGCCGCAAGGATGGCAAGGAATTCAAGGCCCTCAGGGTTCACAAGGTACACAAGGTAATCAAGGAAATACTGGAGTTCAGGGTTTTACTGGTGCTCAAGGAAATCAGGGTAGACAAGGATTTGATGGAACACAAGGTGCTCAAGGCACACAAGGAACTCAAGGTCCCCAAGGAAATCAAGGAAACCAAGGATTACAAGGCCATAGTGCTCCATGGACATCAGTATGGACTCTTGCTTCAACATACCCAACTACAATAGGATCTGGACAATTTCAAGGGTCAAATGGTGGATATGCAAGCTGGAATGATCTTGCTGCAATGGATGTTAGTGACTATGATCTTTATGGATATGATTACAGCAATATTGCAACCTATACTCAGTCTGCAAATCAACAAGTCATAATAAGAATAGAAGAGGTTGGGAATCCTTCTATTTATTTTATGTCAACATATACTCAACCAACTCATATTGGAACTTATACAAGATTCCAATCAGCTACTACTCCTTCATTGTCAGGATCACCTACATTAGGAAATAATTATATTATTTCTATACAGCGAGATGGTAGACGTGGTCCACAAGGAAACCAAGGGAGACAAGGGAATGATGGTTCTGTAGGTACTGTAGGTGCACAGGGAAATCAAGGCTCACAGGGAATGCAGGGAGCTCAAGGTCGTCAAGGAAATGATGGTCCTATAGGAGGAACTGGGATACAGGGAGCACAAGGTCCACAGGGAGCCCAGGGTAATCAGGGTAATCAAGGATTTAATGGTCTTTATGGCTCAAGCTCTCGTAGATGGCAATTATCTGCAACCAATGCGAACTCGGTAGGGACATGCTATACTGATAGCTCAAATCCAGCAATAGTAACAAAGATTCATCTTAACTGGCAAGATAAAGATGGGGTTACTGTTTCTGGATGGTTACAGGCATATGGAATAGGTTCTGTCATCAAAATTGAAGACTATCAGAATCCCGCGAACTTTGGAGTTTATATCACAAAAAATATCTGGAGTGGAAATCCACATGAATTTAATACTCTTGTAGCATTAAGTTCTGGTGGAACACTTACTGCAGGAAACCAAATGATTGTTTCTTTGGCAATGATGGGTCCTCAGGGTCCGGAAATGGGGTTATCAGGAACAACAAACTATGTGGTAAAATATACTTCTCCGACAACAATAGGCCCTACCGTATCTCCTATTTTTGAATACAATAGTAGATTCATAGGAATCAATGTCCTTACACCAGACAGACAACTTGAGTTGTCGGAATCTTTTAAGATCCCAGAAACTACAAATCCTACCGCAGGAACGCAAGGCTCTATATTTATGGCTTCCAATCGATGGATCCATGCATATGGAACCGGGAACACCTTTCTTGGAAGAAGAGCTGGAAACTATACTTTAACGAACAATAGTAATATTGGAATAGGAGATGATGCTTTAACGAGTCTCACGTCTGGACAATATGATATAGCCATAGGAAGAGAGGCTTTAAAAAATGCTACTCAGATATCTCATAATGTTGCAATTGGGTATCAGGGACTATTTTCTGTAACAACATCTGGTGGTCCAAATATTTCTATTGGTACCCAGGCAATGTTGAACACAACAACAGGAACATATAGTATTGCAATTGGAGTTGAAGTCTTAAAACAAAATATTACAAAAAGTTATAATATTGGTATTGGATGGAGGTCTCTTTATGTTCTTTCAAATGGCGAATATAATGTTGCAATCGGAAGAGAAACATTAGTATCTGCTTCCAATGGTAATTATTGTGTGGCTATTGGAGATAGAGCTTTATATAAAACAGGAGGACAAGATGGATGTGTAGCAATAGGGCATAACGCTCTTTACAATAACGATTATTCAGAACTTACTGCTATTGGATATCAAGGTATGTTTTCGAATACTTCTGGTGCTGCAAATACATCAATAGGATTTCAAGCTTTACTTTCCAATACAACTGGATCGTATAATACTGCAATAGGATGGAAATCTTTATATTCCAATACAATTAAGTCTGGAAATATTGGTATTGGTGCTAATACTTTATACAATAATTCTGGTGGAGAATATAATATTGCCATAGGATTAAGTTCTTTATATACAGGAACCTCGGTTAATTATTGTATCGCTATAGGATATGAAGCATTATACTACAATACCGGGAATATCAACGTTGGTATTGGTTATCAAGCTTTAAAAGCAAATACAAGTGGGGAAGGTAATTTTGCAATAGGACATGCAGCATTAAGCCTTAATACGGATGGATATCAGAATATGGCAATAGGATATCATTGTCTTGATATCTCTGTACATGGATTCCAGAATATTGGTATTGGAGAAAGAGCACTAAATAATCTTAATGGATCATCTGGAACTGCAGGATCTATGAATGTTGCAATTGGATACAGAGCTGGATATGTTCTTGCAACTGGATTTTCTTGTGTTTTTATAGGTGTAAATGCTGGGGATAATGCAAGTCAAAAAACAAGTGCCGAGAATTGTATTGTTATAGGAAAGGATGCTTATTCTACTACAGACAATACTGTAGTTTTAGGACATACCACAATTACGTCGACATATCTTCGCGGGAATGTTTCACTTGGAAATCAAGTAACTGTAAGCAAAACGATCATAACGGTAGGAACAACTACAAATCCTACTGCAGCAT